CTTTGTCCCATCTGGGAAGTCTCTAAATTTTGGTAAAGGTTTTGGCATTAGAACGGTGTGCTTCCTGGTTGCTCAAAGTTATTGAACGGAATAATATACGGGATAGGAATGTTAGCATGTCTGCTCATCAATTTTTGTAAGCTACTTGCTACATAACTGTCGCGTAGTTCAAGTGTGGTTGGATTAGCCGAGTCAAACGTAGCTTTAAGCGCCGCCCCTGATGGGTGGCCTTCGTCAAAGGCTACGTTGTTTGTATATGGTGTTTCAAGCAAACCATATGGAGTGGCATAGCTTGTGTGCGCACCGTCTGTATTCAAATCTGGGTTAACGTATTGAGCAAATGTTGCATAGCGTTTATGCGGATAAGCTGAGTCGAGGGCTAGTGTGTCAGCGATTGCCGCAGACGGAATTGCTTCCCAAGCTGCAAGTGTTGAACCACCCAAAACTGTTGCAAGATTACTGGCAAGAGTAGCTCCAGCATCATCTGTTGGATTAAAAGCGTGCGTGAATACGTGAGCGTGGGATGGGAAAGCTGGCGTAGCAGTAAGTAGTCCGCTTGGAGTTGTGTTGAACCAGATTAAAAGTTTATATGGAAAGCTTTCTACAAAGTAGTCACCTACTCCTTCGTCAGCAAACGCTTGAACAAATGCGTTGTATGCAGCATCTTGAAATGCAGCGTCGTCTGCGTAGCCACTAGAATCAGCTGGATCAATTTTACCGTATAGGGCAATGTATACGAACATTCCAACCTTACGCTGTGCAGATCGTCCAGGATCTACATAAGTTGCGTCGCCAGCACCGCGAATTACGTAGTCGTCTCGGGCGTCCATGGATCCAAACAATGCAGGCATACCCTTTGGATTGCCACTTCCGGTTTCAAAATAACGATCACCTTGCCGTGAGTCAAAGTTGCTCCAAGGATGTGGCATTAGAATTCCCAAGTGTACTGTAGATACAGTCGTGTGTATTGATCGAAGTATTCATTAAAATCGTCACTGATAGATAGAAGCTTACCTGTAGTCTCTCCCTTTTCAGCTACGTCTGTTAGGAAGAATCCTTGAAGCGTGATGTCGGCAGCCATCGTAAAGATTGTGACCTTTGTTTCTAGATTAGGTACAGTATTACCATCTACAGGTCCACGTTGCCAAAGTTGCCTAGTCGCTTCTGTGTAGTTTGTAAACTCGGACCAGTCTTTGTCTGCTAAAGTTTGAAATGCTGTAGGGTTGCCTGTAGCTGAATCGATCAGACCAATGTATAAGTTACCAATGTTGCCCGCAGCGTTTAGCAAAGCGTCTAAGGCGGCAACGTGTCCTTCGTTGGCAATCGTATTGTGAACTGTTTGCTTAGGGTGTCCATCTTTCCAGTATGTGAAATAACCCATTATACGTTCTCCCCGATGCTATATGCTACTTCTAAAGAATCGCCAGCAATCAGTGGGCCCTGACCAAACAGCCACTGGTTATTAGCAGAGCCTCCGGGTGCCGTTCCAATACGTCGATTATCTACCCATTCAAAATTAGCTACAGACAATAGTATACTATTGTCTCCTGAAATAATATAGAAGCCATAGCAGGCTGCGTCAGCTGCAATGCCAAAGGTTACAAAAGCTGAAGCAGGCACAGTAGCCTGGTTATTTGCGTCAAGTATGGGGGTAGCCCTTGCCCATGCTTGTGTTCCAAATATGGTAGGAAATGTTGAGCCACCAACATCAGCGGCTTCAGCGTCTGCTGTGAGTAACAAGCCACTAATAGGAACAATATCGCTACTTATCGGTGTATTACTCAAGTAAGGCGGACCTAGTGCTGAAGCCACTGTTGTCTTTGGCGCGCCGAAAGCGTTGTGCTCGTAGCCAATTAGACCAATGTTCCAGGTGGTTGTAAAAGCTTCACCGTCAAACAAAGCTCGCGCCATAGCTGCGCGTGCTTGGTTCGTGATTACGTTCTTAAGTGTGCCTGAGTCAATAGCTTTTCCTTCACGCTTAAGCCTAAAGGAATAATAACCATTAACCCCTGCGAGTCCAGTAGCGGGCATCTGTATTCAAGTCCAGCAGTTTCAAATCCTCACCGTCAGCCACTACGCCTGATTCTTCTACACGCGTAACATAGATGACGGACTCTTCAAAGAACACACGAGGGATCAGTATTTCTGTTTGAGTTTGGTCAAGTACCGGATCATATGCTGTACGTTCGTATCTGCTGTCGTTTACTGTATACGTGTACTCAATGCCATTAAATGCAGATCCACGATCAGTGATGTCGAATGGTGTTTTCCGCAAATTAAAAGATTTAGCAACGTTAATAGGCGAGCCTGATAAATCAATGGCGCCGCTAACAAATGGACGGCATACCCAATAGTCCTCTTCCTCAGCAACCACAACCATTTGTCGTGTGCCTTCTACTACTGGTCTAAATTGTCTGCCATCTACATTCAGCTCTAATACGGTTGCACCGTCTACGTCTGTACCGTTTGTAGTTTCAGCTCCGTATACTAGGTTTCCAACTACGTACGCTGGAAATATTTCTTCCAGTATTTGACGACCATTGCTTAGTTCAAACACTCTACGTTCATTAGTCTCGTAGGTATATGTACCTGTTACTAACTGATTATTGTAGATGACAGTAACTTCTACGCCGTCGAATAATGATCTTCTATGCAGATACGGGCGGGCTAGTAAGACAGTCGCACCGTCAGTTGTACCATCGTATTCTGTTACGGTAATCGTATCAGCATTTACAGCTACTACTCTATACTGGGTAATCGGCGTAGAATCATCGCCAAGCTCTAAGGCTGCAATAGTTGTAGCTAATCCCTTTGCCAGCTTTGGTGTATAGTTATACTGCTGCCTACCAACCAATACCGGTGCCTCTACAGCGTCGTTTGCTGAGCCGTCAGCTAACGTGCCGCCCTCACCCCGCTGGCCTCCACCAATGTCTAACGGCATTACGCGCTCCCTGCATATGGGTCATTTACTGTAGGGTATTCTAGCGAAAGCGTGGCAGTTGCTGGGAAAGCAAACGGATAAGCCGTCATTTCTCCTGCCCGCACACTAAGCCAAAGTAGAAATACCAATGAGGCAGTACTTGAATCGTAATTGACTTCTTTTACTCTAGCTTTAACAGCACCAGTTGATGCAAAGTTATCAGTAAGGCTTACTGTAACTGTATCTTCAATGTCTAAAGCTAGTGTATTTAAGAAACCAGTGAAGCGTAGATACTTCCATGTGTTTGAGTACTGAATGCCCCAATATGTGATAGTTTTAACGACAAAAGATTCGCTATTGTAAATGTAGATATTCAGCGATTCTTCTAGTAGTCCGTACTTTTCTACGTTATTTCTGAATACGACTTTGTTATCTTCTTCAGCGGACAAGTCTGCTTTCCATGTACCTGTTAGTCGCGTAACTAGTTTCTCTGTTTCTCCATGTTCAAGAACAAGCGAACCTGTTTCAATATCGGATTCTGTTAATGCTTTAATTGCCGACTCTTCCGCAGCTAAGTATTTAATGTAGGCCGTTTCATCTCGAACTAAAATAGCACACCTTGCCTGGAAAGCAATGTCTTCGATTGTAGGCAGAGCTTGAACCTTTTCTAACAGCGCAAAATGCGATGGGTATGCGTCTATAGCTGTAGCTACACTTGAAAAAGAAGATGATTCTACATCGAGGTTTGTGTAATTGTTAACTAAGTAGGCAAGTACGTCGGCAGTATTTGGACCCTCAGTAGACACTAAGGTTACGTACAGTTGCTCCTCCCAATTCTCGTCTACGTATTCAGTAAGTGGTCGATTAAACGTAATTGTTGTTGGCGTCTGGCCAGCAATTGAGTCGCTAAGATTAATGGAGTAATACCTAGACGGGATCGGTACGAGCTTTCGCACGCCACCATCTAACAAACGGTAAGCCATTACCTCTTTGACACTAGTAGAAGGAATTAGATTAGCTACGTAAATATCACTATAGTCAGTGGCTAAATAGACCTCATCTCCTACTTCAATTGAGTAATCTTTGCTTGCTAGTCTAGAGATACCAGATGCCCAATCAGGTTTTACTTGTCTTAGCGCGTCAATCCACTCTTTGCGAACTAGCACAGATGTCTCAGTGATGTGTCCTGCTAGAAAGTCTACGTCATAGATTTCTCGGATTACTGGCTGGCCGTTAACAGTGACATTTTCAAGCTGTTGCAGCGCTCCTGTTTGTTTCCAGATTACAGGCTGGAACAAGATAGTAGAGCCGACTTGGTCGCCAGCTAGAACAATTCCTTTTCCATGGATGTAACAGAATTTACCTTTCAAGTTATAGGTAGTGTCGTCAAGAGTGAAGCGGTTGTCGGCCTCAATAACTGCTGAAATAGGTACTGAGGTATCAGCAGGCAGATTAGCCTCGGTAACTGTAAAGACTCTACCACTGAACGAGCCTTGAAAGTAAAGACCATTGATTACGATTTGTACAGTCTCTCCTTGTGGGAAATTTTCTCCGCCATCCACCACAATCGTATCGATTACGAAAGTCGCTAGCTCATCTCTTAAGTTAGCCTGTAATGTTTGAAGTGTATCAATTTCTTCAGCTAAAACAGTTAGGTCGTCTGACAGGTCTGCTAAGATTAGACTAGAAGCTACTAGCAGATTAACAGCATTCATTAGATCGTTGTACAGCCCAGCTGTAGCGGGCACTAATTCTACCCACTGAGGTGGCGTAGGCAGTGGCGGATAAGTCCATCCGAATACTGGAGGATTCCCATTTAACAGAATCGAATTGGCCTCTACATCAGTACCTTCAGCTAGATTCTGCTCTGCAACTAGAACCTGTGCTTGCAATGTAGGAATTGTAGTAGCCAGTACATTGATTTGATCTGACGTTGCGTTGTATTGTGCAGTGATCGTATCAAATTCGTTCAGCTTTAAATACAATTCTCTACAACGTTGAGCGTACAACTTAAGATTACCCTCTTGAGTCGGGCTATCATTAATAAGAGATTCTAGTAGATCATAAAACGCTTCGGCAGCAGCTGAGCAATTGTCAATTCTGATGCCATAGTTTGTATCGGAGAATCCAGGATTTGTGTCGGCTGCTTCCTTTAGAAGAATTGTCTCCTCGTATGTCTGAGCACGCGCACACAAGTCTTCTAGTTCCTGGACTGTTACCAATCCATATCTAGTTAAGGACGTACCTCTAACTTTTTCAGTAAGTTTAACAGCAGGCACTCTAATTGGATTACCAAAACAAAGTGGCCAGGCTTTTCCGATAGCTGACTCAGCCACGTTTCCTAATTCGTCAAGGTCTCCTTGCTCTGGTGAAAATCCAATTTCTTTGCCTTCAACAGTAGATACAATATCAAATGAGATTGTTCTAGACGTGTGATTATATCTGATCGGAGTATTAATTTCTCCTGTCAGCAACAGCATCTTATCAGATAGAGCTAGCGACCCATAGGCTTGGTATACTTTCACTTTGCGTTTGTGGATGTCTGTACTTTGAGAGATAGCTAGAATGCTACCATCGGTGTCGTCTAGTTCAATAGATAGACTACCAGCGCTGCCGGCTCTACCAATTCTGACAAGCGAGTCCAGCCCAGACAGTGAAATGATTTTACCTGGAGCGTCTTCAAAGTCTCTATCACAGTACAGTGCAACAGGCGACGAGTCACCCCAGTAGATTTCTACAACGATTAATGGCTCGGTACCGTAATTGGCAGCAAGCTTAGTAAGCGTAGCAGCATTAGGTGATTTAGCCACTTAATTTGCTCCCGATAAATGTCAAGCTCACAGCGCCGCTTTCCCCGCGCCCTTCGTTAATGGGGTAGGCTCTTGACTGTGTTTCAATAGTGATAGAATCTTGGTCCAAAATAGATAACCAGGTTACACCGTTGTGGTCTAGAATAGTTACCTGGTTACCGATAAACGCTTTGAAGAATTCAGCTACTTCTACAAGCTTGCCGCGGCCAAGTTCAGACCAAGTTAGCGTAACGTTCCGCTTGGTTGTACGTTTGCTATACACAAAAGGCTTACCATTCATGGCCTCTCTGTAATTCACTTCTACATTAAGTCCCTCTGTGTCAGCTAAATCTGGATTGGGTAACGACACAGTAGTAGCCGGATTGCCAGCTGAAAGAGTTACCATGTCTTCTCCGTTTCTAGCACTCCTCTAAATTGGAAATTAACAGAATAGGAGTCAGGCCGATTTGCTACGATACTTTCTTGAGGGTTAATTATAGCCCCGACCCATGATCTATTCTCCATGTCTGTGTATACTACTTCTTGTCCGAGACAGTCGTATTGGAACGCTAGTAATGCTAGCGCTTCAGATCGTTTTAGATTTACAACTGAAAAACTTTTAATTTGAGACTTCGGCCAATTACTGTCTCTGTAAGTTAAAACCTCTCCGTTTCGTGTCCTGTTAAGAGCCCTAACGATCTGTAATTCATCGGAGTTATTAAACTCTGGGTTGCGTAACTCTAAAGTTTCAGAACCGCACTCTAATGTAATCGTAGTACGTGTACCGAGAACTACAGTAGGTAGCGTCCCAGGCCCTTGCGGCGCGTACTTATGCAGGTTACAGTTTGTTAATGTTTCAAAGACAGAAGCAATACCAGTAGTTGTAACGGTACTACTGGCTGCTAGATTACGCTCAATGTTTACTGAGACAGCAGATGTGACTGTAGCAATGCTTGCAGCGTAGTTAGTGGTATTAGCACTTGCTTCGCTTTCTACTACTTGCGTAGTGGAGGCATCTGCCCCTTTCCCTAGTTCCTGGTTAGCCGTTGCTGTCGTAGACGCCGATGCTTCAATAGTTCTATATGCTTTGCTGTCTACAAAACAGATTGTCTCAAGTTCCAGCGAGCGTTCAACGTTTAGTGTCAATCCTTGTGTGGCAGTAACAATGTGTGGGATAGGCGGGTAGCTAACAAAGTTTGTCTTGGCTACTTGTAGAACCGATACATTACTGAATGCTGTAAGATTCTGAATCAGACCTGCGTTGCCAACTGCCGTCAGTGCGCTAGCAGCCGATACCTCAATAATGTTTGGAGTCGCAAGCTGAGTAGTTGCTTGAATACTAATTACATCTACTTGCGTAACGTTATTAGTTAATACTTGTGAAACAGGTTCAACCAATGAAACTGATTCTTGTAGAACGTTATTCCCTGCTACGTCTAGAATAAAGCTGGCGCTAGCCGCCTCAACTTGAATAGTGTTATCTAGTACTTCTTGTGTAACACTTTGACTGGTTAGTGCTGAAACTTGTATTACGTTGGTTGCTACTGCTTGAGCGGATTCTTGACTACTAGACGCGTAACCACCGTGGATGTTTGTACCTACTGTTTGTTCAGCAGTAAGTGCGTTACTAGGGTACGTAGCAATATAGCCGATAGGCGGCGGTACAGCATACGGCGTATGGAAGTGCTCAGTTGGTGGTGCATCGTTACCAGATACAGGACCTCCGACTAAGATTAGATCATAGCTACCGATAACATCAATGGGCGTAGTAGGTACAACTCCTGGCAGCGGAGCGTAGAATACTAGTTCGTCTGGACGGACAAGTAGCGGGCTTACATTTAACTGACCTAACTGCGATACTTCTGCTGATGTAAAGCCGCCAGAAGGTAATCCAGACCAAATAGCAACATCTGCTACTTGGCCGGACATATACAATGAAGGAGAAGCGCCGTCTAGTCTACCGATTGTAAGTGTGTCTAGTCCAGTAACAATTCTAGAATCGGTGTTGCTTCCTACTCCTACACCGTTCAACCAGACATATCTTTCTGCGGCTGATACCCATAACCCTGTGACTACATAGTAGTCAGCTGAGGCAATACCAACTGTAGAAATGGCATCGCCATTGCTGCCGGCGCTATTACGTGTGCGTGCAGCTACATAGTTAGTAGCCGCCGCTCCGTTAAACATTAATGCGTGGTAGTTATTGCTGCTACCTGAATTGAATAGCCCAACAAGGCACTGGTCGACACTTAGATCGTCTAACTTGACAGCGCACTGTATCGCAAATGGGAAAGTGAGGGTAGGAATACTCGATGTACGAGTGATGTATTGCGTTGCTGAATCATCTAATAGAATCGACATTTGATTCAATCACTTCAGGATAAAATAAGGAGTAGAACCACGAGAATTTATTTACAATTGCATGGGCAAAAGCTTTAGAAATGTACCGTTCCCACTGTGGCGACTGCAATCTTACTTGACCTGCTCCCTCGTGTGGATATTTGAACAACCAGAGATTATCTGGTTCTTCTGACGCATTTATTACATTGTCGTAGTCGTGATCAGCGTAGTAATCTTTATCGATGCTTTTGTAAATTTCACGCATTGTGGCTTCTGGATTAGATGCTAAGTCCTCGTAGCGCACAAGTACTACAGACTCTTTAGAGTCAACTATTCCTTTTAATGCGGACAGTGGCCCTCCGATCATTCCATTGTCTGAGAAAATATTGCTGGCTCGCTGTTCGATTGTAAGTCTTGGACCCATACGTAATGCAGGATTCTTACGATCTTGTTTCTCAAATGAAGCGAACACTTCTCGCAGATCTCTGACAAGGACGATAACCTTGCCTCGTGGAAACAGGTACTTGAACAGCCGCACTTTGCCTGTCCATCCTCTGGACTTGTCAAAGACGGTTCTGTCATCGTCGTACCAGTTTCGACATACGCCGCGCAAAACCTTTCGCAGAGTTTGTTCGGTCTTGCTGCGTTGCTGCCCGAGCCTCCCACGTAATTCCTGTGTGGTGCTCCATGCCGTAATCATAGCCTCCAGAACTGTTACAAGCTCACTAGTATCTGATGCTAGAAACTCTGGATTTTGTTTCAAAATATTGCACAACATAGTGCTGCCGCTTCTTGGCAGTCCGGCGATAGCGTGCATTACGTCCCAACTTCTACCAGTAATACTCTTGCGGTGTAGTTAATACTGCTTGAGGTACCTGGACTTACTTGAATGAGAATATCCTGACTTGAAATAGTTAGCTGCCCAGTCAGCGAGGCAAGTGAACCGTATGCAACAATTGTTGCTAGTGTAATAGTAGAATCTGTAGTTGTCTGGTTACGCAGTCTTACTGTCGTAGTCCCGTCTCTATCAATGATAGCATACCTACCGTCTTGGTCTGTAGTTCCAGACGGAAGTGTCATAATACCGGCACAAGTTGTGGGCCCGCCAGAACCGCCGCGTGCTACAATCTCTACTTTGACCATGTAGGTTTTATTAGTCTCTACCGGGATGGTTAAGATAGTAGTATTACCAGTCGCCGAAGTATTTAGATGTCGTACAATCTGGCTTACCTGAGATTTACCTGCACTTGAACGGTCATTAAGGTTGCGATCAGAAGTCCATACATACTGAGCGTCGAAGCGTAGCTTACCCGAGTCGCCAAACACGTGTCCGCTGTCTACGCCGTCATCTACATAGTGATAAGATCCGTGGGCCAGCACGCGCTGACCGTAGACATAATTCTGGAATCCTAACACGCTGTTGAAATTGTTGTTCTGGCCTGAGGCATTCTGCCCAACTCTGTTGTCTGCGCCTACTACTAAATTAACAGCGCCAAGTACATTGTTGCGTTGGCCAATTACTGCACTACCGATATGATAGCGGAATTGCTGATTACCGCGCCAACCTAGGTAATTATCGTATCCTTGTACAAAACCTGTACTGTAGTAGAAATAGTAACCGCCTCCGTATGAAGAATAGTAATACTTCGATTCAAAGTCTACTGAGTTCTGGCTACCTTGCGCAAACCACGGCCCATAACCCAGTGCTGCTGTACCGTAGTTTAAGTACTGGTTAGTACCCTGTGTAAACGCATCGGATAGGTTACTGTTAATTTTACAAAGCGCACCTTGCGCAAAAGACGAGGCTCCTAAAGCTTCACATGTGTCACCTAGAGCGAAAGAGTTGTCACCGGTTGCATTCGAATCGTCGCCTTGCGCGAGTGAATTAACACCGCCAGCCGTGGGTGCCACTGCGCCCTTGCCGACTGTTGCGTTGGTTCCACCGCCGTCTGAGAAGAAGCCTCCACCGCCGCTACCTGATAGATCCAGCGAAACTGATCCGCTTCCATTGTTAGTTAGTGTACCGTTAGTAACTCGAATCTCTGTAACACCAGTAACATCAGGTGAATCGTCTTCTTCAGTTACAGTGATTCCGCCACCGCCTGAACCGGATAGATCTATAGTTACGGAGCCACCTCCGTTATCCGTTAGTTTACCGTCTCCGACAATTACTTCAGTAACACCTACAACTTCCGGGTCGTCATCTGATTCTCTTACAGTAAGTGTTCCTGCTGCACCAGATTGACTAACTCTAATTGTAAGAAGCTGTGCAGCGTTGGCCATGGTATCAGAACCGTCTGACCCTAATCGCCTTACTCGCATTCTAAAATTTTCGCTAGCGGCTAAGTTTGCGATCTCAGCTCCATCATCGAAGGTGATAGTCGCGTTTGTAATTTTACCGGAGACGGCCGCTGCACCTGAAGTAGTGGTTTGTTCCGTACTCCAGGTAGCAGCGTCGTCTAGATTTACCCCGGCTTGATTAAGTCGCTGGAAGCTAACACCCCATACAACGTTTCCAGAGGCTGCACTTTGAGCAACCCATGGCAACACAACTGTTAAGCCTTCGCCTAGGTATGCTTCTGGAAGTTGCCCAGTGAATATTGCCTCCTCTGTTGCAGCATTAGCAAACTGAATGAGGTTATGCCCGTTCCGACGTGCAAACCTAGCTGGGCTAGAGGATGCAGCCAGATCGGCCGAAAGTGCTGGGAAAAGTAATAAGGTGCTAGCCATTCTATTATGCCGCGGTTACGGTATATGTAACCTTTAAAAGATCAGAAGAAGCAACAGGGACATCAGAAGAAAACAAGGCAGTAGCCCAAAGTGTACCTGTGGTCCCGCCTTTGGTGCTATTGCTGGTTACAAAGATCCCCTTAAGTGTGCCAGAGCTGGAGATTGTAAATGTAGCAGGAGTACTATTTGTGATAGACTGACTACTCGGTGCGTCCTCGCCCCAATCTACTCTTGTGCTTTCTGTGTACGAAGTAAATTCTGCCCAGCCAGTATGAGAGGACATTGTGTCCCCAGCAGCTAGCGCGGTGTACCCTGATTCATTGATGAGACCAAGATACCACGGATTAACAGCCGTGCCGCCGTTGAATGTAACACTAAGCCAGTGATCCTTGCCAGCATTGGTCACGCCGTTAGGGAATTTATATGTACCCTTTAGGTTGCCATCTTTGTCGTAGTGTTCGACTTGGAAGTTTCCTTTTGGCTTAATGCTTTCTAATAGTTCTAGACTCATGAATTCCTCAACTTAATGGTGCCTTGGCGAATGCCTCGGTTGATCTCGGCTGCCACAACACGCGCGGTAGCCTGGGGGTTTTGAGATTCGTTAACAGTTACCTTAATACCGCCGACTTGAACAAGTCCGCCATTGTTGTATCCTTGCAGGCTACGTACACTGTGAGAGTTGATCGCTCGAAGCAACGGTAGGTTTTGCCTAGTTGCTTGAGAATTGACAACAAACTCGCCGTGACTGACCCTTGCAAGAATATTGTCGATACCTGGGGTGCCGGTTACTAGTCCACCAGTTGCAAAACCTGGGACAGTGCCTCGGCCGCGTAGACTGTTAATCGATTTGATAAACGCGTCGCTTGCCCCAGCCGCTCTTAGGATCGTCTCGTTATACGCACGCTGTGCTTCTGTAAGCGTTTCCTGTGTTCCCTGTAACCGCTGAGTAGCTTCGAACAGATTGCCTTGAACTTCTGTCCCATCAATTACCGAGCGGTTAAACTCTCTTGTAACCTCAGCTTCTTGTACTCGCGCCTGAATAGCCGCATTGGCTGCGTCTCGTGTCTCCTCGACATTAGGTAGTAACGTTGGTGGCTCTAGGATTCTATTACCGCCTTGGTTGATCAATCGAAGAGTGTCGGCTCCCACTCTAGCCAGCTCTAGTGCAGCGGCTGCAGCGGCTTGACCTGCTCCTGAAGTATCGTCGGCTCCGAATTGTAGAACGCGTCTACGCTCTAGGTCCAGTTGCTTAGCTGCGGCTTCTCGTTGGGCTTGTGCTGCCGCCTCTGCTTCTTCTTGTAGCTGACGTGTTCTTTCTACTTGAGCATCTACGAGATTCTTGCCTGCAGCTGCGCCGCCGGAAGCTAGCGCTTCACGAATAGACTCACCAGCTACGCGCCCGCCCTCTTCCATGCGGCTTTGAATTTCTGTACCAGTGTCGATTCCGATACGTTCAAATTCTGGAACGTTGCGTAAGCCTTGACGATTGATGTCAGCGTCAGCAATTCCAAGTTGGAGATCTCTGTCGCGGACATTGAGTAGGTCGATCGTTTCCTGTAGCTTCTCATTAACCGTTTGCTGTTTCTTAGAAGCGTCATCTAGCTTTTCGTTGTTCTTCTCGTTAGCTAGAACTGCTTCAGCATTCCGCTTGATTAGGTCGTCGAAAGATCTTACAAGCTCTTTACTCTTTTCGATCTGCGCAATACTATTCTGTTGACTAGGATCTAGTAATGTCTGTAGTCCATTGAATAGCAACCTAATCTGGTCTTGACCTTGGCCGTCTAGATTACTAAGAAGTTGTCCGCGAAGAGTGCCACTGACACTCGGGTCAAAAATTGCGGCGAGGTTATCACGGATAGGGCTTAGTAAACTCGTGGCTACGTTTGCACTGATTTTGCCGTCGGACAGCTGTGTTAGAACACTACCAACAGCTCTTACGTCGTCACCGAAAGTTGAAAGCGCTGTGACTAAGTTACGGCCTTGTTGTGTACCGGCTAAGCTACTGTTACTTACTTGGCGTGCTGCGCTTGTACTGTTCTGTGCATTTGCTACACCTGCCCCTGTGGCTAGTGCAAGCAGTTGTCGCTGTGTTTCAGCAGAAGCAGTTAGATCCTCCTCGATAGCTTTACGCCGCGCCTTAAGCTCCTCTGTTTGTTCAGTGAAGCGTTTGCGAGCGGCGTCTTGTTCAATCTGTGCTACGCGGGTAGCTCCAGCTTCACGGATCTTACTTACTTGTTCTGCAATGCGCAATGCACTAGTATCTACACCTAGTAGATCACCAAACTCCGCGACTCTATTAAGCTTGTCGAATTCTAGTTTAAGCGCGTTAGATACATCTTCCGCGCTCTTTAAGTCAAAGAGGTCAGAGATGTTAAATTCGCCGGCGTTCTTTACTGCTTCCTCAAACAGAGCGCCCAGTGCCGCTCTGCGGGTAGCTTCTAGCTGTTGCCGTTCGGCTTCACGTTGAGCCTCGGCTTGACGCTGCCTAAGCTGATCAGCCTGACGTTCGGCCTCTGCCGCTTCTGCTTTTCGAGCCTCTCTACGTTTTGCGATTACGTCTAGAATTGCCTGTTCATTCTTGCGGGCAATCAGTAGTTTGTCTGATAGCTCCTGGACTTTATCAAGTGGGATAAATGACCCGGCTTGATTAAACTCTTGTCGGATCTTCTCTACTTCAATCCGCGCAGCCGCTAAATCCTGGTCAGGTGTATCTTCCTGAATCTGAGAGATGCGTTGTAGTGCGCGTTCCTCGGCGCGAATACGATCTCTAATTTCTCTATCGGTCTTTGCCGGATCCTGACCTAGTGATTCTTGCAGCGCCAATAGCTGCCTAGCTGTTCCCACCTGGCGCTTGCCTGACTCTTGAACAAGCTTATCACGCTGATCAAAGAGACGGCCTAGCTCGGCATTGACTTTGTTCAGTGCTGCAATATCAAAAAGCTGGATCTTGTCGTCGGCTAGCTGCTTGAGTGACGCAATTCGGTTATCTACTTGGTCTAGCTGTGTTCCAGCAAAATCAAATAGGCTTACGTCGTTGCCTTCAATTGCGATCTCAAAGTCAACGCGTCCAGCTCTTAGCCGAAGGGCTTCAATTGTTTCGTCTACAGCTGCAATATTCTTCTGTAGCTTATCTGTCTCGTTGTCAAGCTCGCGGAAAACACCTTTGACCTGATTTAGTGCATCTGTTCTTGTTCGCTTGATGCTGTCCTCAAGTTTATCTGCGATCTCGACTTGCTTGTCCTGTGTCTTGTTTAGTTCTGCTAAGAAATCAGCGGCTGCCTTAAATCCTTCTTTAGCTGCTTCATTCAACGCTGCATTGAATACGTTAACAGTTTGAGTCCCAGCGGCTGCAGACCTGTTCTGAATCTCTTGAAGTGCCCGGTCTTGCTGCTCTACGTTTGCAATAATCTGGCGACTGTTCTCTTCAATATCGCTTGCGATACTTTGGATAGCTAAGAAGATACCGCCACCAATGATTGTAGCTAGACCGCCTACACTAAACACTGCCTTTGTAACAGCTGATGCAAAGGTCGTAGTGGCCAGGCTAAGGTTGCCTAGTAAGACTTTCCAGGTTTCACCTGTGCCCAGCGCAATGTTTTGGGCAGCCGCTACTTCTAGAGTAGCAGCGGCCTGAGCTTCCTGTGCGGCTGCAGCAGCAAGTGTACCTGCTGCGTTAGCTTTAACAACGACAGTGTTAGCAACGTAAAGTGCAGTTAGAATTCCAACAGCTTTTCCAACATCTCCGATAACATTTACTACGCGTTCAATTACGTTTTCGATACCGCCGAATTCAGCAGAGACAGCAGCGATAGCCTCTACGACTCGCTGTCCAAGTTCAACTGTAAAAAAGTTTCTAAGGCGATTTGCTTCGCGTTGAACGGTTACGCCCGTGTTGGTTAGTACGCCTTCGATAGTTTGTTCGTACGTTCCAAGATCGATGTTTTGGATTTGTTCTAGATTCTTACGGTAGTCCTCTAAGCCTTTACCAGAGAAGACTGCCGCACCAGTGACCGCTCTGATTCGGTTGAAGATCTCGCCTAGTTCAGTAGACGTACCACCGGTTACTTTTTCAATTTCTTGTAGAACGCCGCCGAAACCTAGTGCCTGCTGTGCGGCCTCGCCGTTTGCGAAACCTAGATCTCTGAATACATCTTTCAGCTTTTCAGTAGGACGCGTTAACTTCTGAATGATACCACGTAGCAGCGTGCTAGCCTCGTTAGCCTTAACACCGCGAATAGTGATAGTGGCTAGAGCCGACTCTAGTTCCTGTAGACTAATACCCAGGTTACCCGCTGGTACAGCAATGCGTCCTAAAGTATCACTTAATTCCTCTGCGCGGATACGGCCTAGTTCAATAGTCTTGAAGAAGCTGGCACCTACTACGTCTGCGTCTGCCGCCTCCAATCCATATGCGTTGATAGCGGCCGTTAGAAGGTTGACGGCAGTAGAGGTATCCGTAACCGCCGCTACTGCGAATCGGTTGGACGCCTCTAGAAATCTAAAAGCCTCAGCGCCTTCGGCTACTTGGTTAGACAAGACTTGATAGGCCGCCTCTGCCTCGTCAAGGATGTCTGTACCAAACTCGTTGGAGATGTCTACTAATGTATCTCGTAGTCCTTCAAAGGTACCTAGTGTTCGACCAGGGTCGATGGTTTGAACTTCAGCCAAAGCTCGTGAAAGGTCAATGGCCGTACCGGTTGCTTCGCGGACACCGCTAATGAATCCGTCAATTGCTCTAAATGCAAAACTGAAAATGATTGACTGACCGATAGCTCTTACCGTTTGGTTCAGAACTTGGCCGGCACTTGTTGCGCGCTCTAGTTCCTTCTTTGCTGCTGCTACCCTCTCAGTCGGAATTCTATTAAGGGACTCGTTGACGGCTGCTGTGCCTGATAGTAACCGCTGGGCTTCTGCTCCAGCATCCCTAACGTTGCTAGTAAACTGTGCGACTTTACCAGAATCGAAGTCTGCGCCGCCAGTTAAGAACGGATTAGGCGCTGCCGCTGCTCCAGTCGCACCACTAAGGAGCTTACTAATATCGGCGTTGCCAGAGCCAACGATTGGTGACTTACCAGATTGTAGTCCTAGAAAATTACCAGATGCAGTAGCAAGAGCGTTGCCAGCTAGCACTGCTCCTTCTCGTACAGCACGTAGTCTAGATACTGTTTGATCTAGCCTGACGCCTAGCTCAGTAAACTCGTTGATAGCTACTACGGTGCTTGCATCGATGCCCCGCTTAAATGCGTCGGCTTTGTTGCGGAGTTCTTCAAACGCGTTGGCGTTTCCACGTAGCTTACGCAGCCCGGCTACAGTCGTCTCAATGCTAGCTGAAATTTGATCTGTTGTTGCTTTGTAATTAGCGGCAAACTGTTCAAGTTGCCTGCGCGACTCCTCTTGTTCCGCGCTTAGTTTGAAAGCTGGAATTGATGGCGCTGGCTGCGAAGCAGCGGCTGCTCTTGCAGTTAATCCACCAGGAATAGAAGGCGCTGGCTGCCCGCGTTCGCCGCCAGTAAGTAAAGCCCCAATGTCTTGATTTGTTTTTGGTAGAACAGCGCTAGCTCTAGACGCGCTGGCAGCTAGTTCATCGTAAGCTGTAGCTTGTCGCTTAACAGCCTGAGTTGTAGAGTCAAAACCAGAGAGTAGATCCTGTACAGACTTACCAGTGTTACTCAGTACCGCACTAGCCCGCCCGGCACTTTGTGTAAGTGACTCGTAACCACTGGCTTGCTTGCGGATTTGTTCAGATACTTGTTGCGCACCAGAGAAAACACTTTGGGCTTTCTTTGCAGCCTTTTCCAGCGCTGTGCCGTAAAGGCTAACCTTGGATGCTGCGTCAGCACTGGCTGCGGCCGTAGTCTCAATTGAAGAGGTAGCACCTTTAGTGGCCGCCTCAATTGTTTTGCTAGACCTTTTGGTCTTTTCAAACGCGGCACTAGTCTTGTCTAGCGCGGAAATTAACCGCTCTAGCGCATTAACTAGTGGCGTAGAATCGCCATCAAATCTTACTGTGTCAGCCATTATCTAAAGCTCTCGATTACAGCTCTAGTAATCTGTAATTCAAGGTCGCCACTAAACTCATCTATGTACTGGTTGAACGCAGTCCGTCCGGCTTCTAGCGCTCTCCAGTCTTTCTCGTTTACCAGCCATTCATGTACGGTTACAGTAAATTCAAACTGTAGTGATCCGCGTTCATAGCTTACAGAATACGCGTCTTCGCCGAACTGAATACCACGACTCTTAGATCTAATGCCACCCTCAGGGCCGTTGTATCTAAGATTGCGCAGCTTCTTACGCCTGGCATCTGCTGAGATTGTATTCTCCACTGCTAGACCTAGTCGGACCACCCTAGCTAGTGGAACGATAGAGCCTCGCGCCATGCCTGTTTGGACGCGGACCTTGTTAGCTGTGGCAAAGACAAATGCCTTGATGGCTCCTTGCCACAGCTTTTTCAAGGCTGCGTCTGTCTTCTTCAAGATCTCTTGTCTTGAAGTCAGCTTGGGGACTCGGATGTCTTTGATCCTAATAGGCACGAACGTTAGCTCCTAGGGCCGTATACATATTAGCGTTTACTTGTTCTTCGTCATAGCTTCGAACGTCGTTATACCCTAACAGCATAGCTTGGGCCCAAGGAGTTAAGTCGTCCCAAGCGTTGGCTTCAACACCTGGTGGCCGTATCTTAAATCGTTCACACGCTTGCCAGATAGCATACTCGTGTGTTCTAAATTTAGGATACGCCCTACGTGCTACTGGGCCGCCGCCGCGGCTAAAAAACGTTTCGTGGCTTCGTCAATTTTGTCTTGACTCAAGCCATTTACTGCTGTGACAGCATCCATAAGTGCGCCGATTTCAATGTTACTGAAGCCTGCTGCCTTAAGTTCGTTGATATACTCAGCCCATGTCTCTGGCTTATCGTACTCAACCTTACTCCACTCTAATCCTTCTGTTGCAGAGAGCGAGGTAATAATCAGCCAGTGACCGCGCCGCTGCCTCCACTCCTGGTGTAGCGCAACGTATTCAGGATTTGTTACATCCTTAAGCTGTGTACCGCCAGGCAACATCTTGAATGGAGGCTCAGGCTCAGGACACAGGCGGTCTGCTTCAGACAGATCAGTGACCGCTTGAAGTGTAAATACATATTCATCATCGCCCCGCGGAATAACAACCGTTACTGGCTTAGGGGGCTGAACGCTTTTACCGTTTACTTTCATTTGAAACTTTCTATAGAGCGGGGAGGAAGGAGTTACCTCCCTCCCCTTGGTGAAGATTAGCTACTCGGGTTGTAGCGGTTATAGTTAGCACGGGTTACGTTGGCCTTACCTGCAACAGCTACCGTAGCGTTACGCAAGTCAAAGTTCAACGTCTCCCACCGGAAGTCGGCAATCGTAATGATTTCCTTGTCACCGGTTACGCCAGTACAAGTCGGCTCGTTGTAAATGAGCACGTCAAGTGCCGGCAGCTGACAGGGGTCAGCGTCGGTACTGATCCAGTCAGACGCGTTACCTTCAAAGTTCAGCGCGTCGTGAATAGTCGGAACCTCACCGCTGCCTGAAGCACCGCTGATGTACTCCCATACGAAGTCGAAAGCAACGTCCATGGGGATCTGGTCACCCTCACGCGCGTCAGACAGAAGTCCGCGGTTTAGCGTGTAGATAACGTTACGGGCTTCCGTGAAGGTCATGTTACCTTCACCAATCTTGATCTCAATTGAGTTAGCGAGGGGCGTGGTGCCGTCACGCAAACGCAACCGAGTCTGCTTGAGGTCGATTGCAGCATAGACTGCTACAAACGGCTCAGCTAGAATACCATTAAGCTTCATTTGTGTTTAACTCCATCTCGTAATGAGCTTCTACTGTGCCTTGTAAGAGCTTAGTATTCCTGTCAATCTGTCCAAAATTATAGGCTTCAATATAGTGCCTGTCGGCTCTGTTTTGCAGTAGCTTCATTTGTCCAAGCAGCGAACCGTCGTCACTTGGTCCGTTCCCTAACTTATAGATAGGGATACAGATTTTGAAAGCTGACTGCGCTGTACCTATATTCTGGATGTGACGATGGTAGCTAGTATCATTCATCACTGATTGTGCAAGTATGCTAATCTCTGTTCTTAGTTTCCAACAGCCCCTACTTACTTGAATAGCGAAGGGTCCATCAATTCGTAACTCCAGAAAGTCTGTTTCGTACTTCGTGTTACGATGTTGACCTTCAATAAATAGCGTAATGACGCTAGTAAACTCTGTGTTAAAGTGTTTACTGAATGAGGCAAAAATCCATCTGCCCCAGTTAGCATTAACAAACAGCTCAGCCATTGACCGGTACCGAATTAGACAGATTCTTGCAGCTTAACATCCACGAGCTTCCGTCTTCAGTTTGATAGATAGCGATGATTTCCCACCGCTTGTTTTTAAACTGTACGTGCCAGTCTAGATTGATGTTTGTATCCTTCGGGAGATCTTTGGCATCAACTATTACGTCTCGTGTGTTCTCGTCGAAAAACCCACCAGCCGTAAAGTTCCTGTTAGATGCAATAAATGAAAGATCGTATACGAAGTCGCGTTTCATTCCAGCCGGTAAAACTACAGCTCGTTTTACTTTATGGACAGTGTAAGTGCGATCAACCTCACCAGTTTCAACATTGTGTGTTTGACTGATAGGATTAAAAAGCTCAAGCATTTGCCCCCAAGTTCTCTTGAGGGTATAGATGATCTTTCTAATTTCGTAAAGGTTGTTTCGCATTTGGCTGCCTCGGGGCCTCCCGGTTAAGAGAGGCCCCTTGGAAAATTAGGCAAGCAAGACAGCGCCGAGGCGTACGTCTAGTACCTTAACACCCATGAGGGTATCGACGGTTACAAGGTGACCCTGTGCGCGACCGTCGTAGGTGATGGTTACGCGGATAGAGAGACCATTGAAGCTGGCGACGTAGCTAGCCGCGCCGGTACCCGATGCCGGAGCAGGTAGCGGACGCATAACCATTGTCAACGCGTTTCGGTGGAACGCGAAGCAATAGTCACCAGCGGGACCTAGACCTAGAGGGTCGTTGTTAGCCAACGCGGCGTCTAGCGGACGGTCGAGGCTTACCGAAGTAGTCGTCGGAGTCCGCATGGCGCCATAGTTGATAGAACCATCGGTAACCATCTGTAGCGTCTGGGGCGCAACAGTGATGGTATCGATGGCGACGCTACCTCCGTAGCTAGCAGCATAGCCGGCGGACAAGTTAACTAGCGCCTGCTGATACAGCGTGATTACGGCATCATTGGCTACCGGAGAAGCTAGACCTGGGCTGATAGTTAGAGACGAACCATCGTCAGCTGTTACTAGCTGAGGAGTAAGATCGCCAGCAATAACAACCCACGCGCCGGCCCATGAGACACCGTTGTGCGCACCGGACTCGCCATCGTAGGCGATGCTGGTAGCACCTGCAGCATACCCGTCGCTGTTGGCAACAGCTGCAGTCTCGACTTCTACGTCCGCAGCGGATACACTGGGGGCGATGTTAGAAAGCCAGAACTGAAGACCGAACTTGCGGCCGAGGTTGCCCTCAGCAAGTGCGGTACCGTTGTCACCTACAGCGTCAGCCCGAACAAAGTCAGTGATGCTGAGTAGTGCGGCCTCGACGTTTGGAGTAATGACGACATTACGCCCCATCATCGGAACCTTAAGCTCGTTCAGCTTCTTACGAAGCGAAGTAAGCGTACCCAAAGTAGGCGCAACCCCAAGCTGGCCAACCCGGTTCTCAAGGAACTGGTAGACCTGGGCTAGGAGGATAGCCTCTACCTTCTCAGCAATCGACATAACTGCCGGCACGAGATACTCGTCACGTAGGGTCTTGAAACCCTTTGCCTCTTCGCCATCACAGATGAGGAAAGAAGTGTGAAGATGCTGGTCTAGCCGGACAGCCACGTTTGTTGCGGTCGCGTCTTGGATGGTTACGTTGTCGCAATCAACCTTACGCACAGCCTCAAACTTGCCAGGCCGGCGTGTGTTAACCACATCGCCGAACATAGCAACAGCGTCATTGAAATCGCGGTGAATGAGGTTAGCCATTACAAGGCTATCCTCAAGAATCATTAGCGACTCTTGGGCCCACATCTCTGGAATCCAGGGATCCAGAGAGTTGTCGAATACCGGGAACCAAGCGTCAGCTAGAAGAACCGTGTTAGAAAAATTCATTGTTTACCTCAAAAATTAGAGCGGCAGATTGCCGTTCTTACGTGCTTCACGGTAAGCCTGAGGATCACTAGCCAACGAAGCTAGGTCAACCTTACGGCTAGGCGGACTTGATAGTAGTCCTAGACCTCCAGACCCTTCAGCCTGGAACAGATTCTTATACTTGTCAAGCTCTCTCATGCGGGCGACGGCGTCCTCTGGTGAGAACTCCAGCATGACAGGATGACCCTCAGGGCTTGTGTCTTGAAGTTTTACCTTCGTGACATATTGGCCCGTCGGTTTACCGTCCTCGGTCAACTCTTCAGCTAGCCGAGTGTTCTCCTTTAAAATATAAACGATTTGCTCAGGAGAATAAGCCTTATGTTTGGCGGCTGCGTCCACTAGGGAACGCGTGATTGTACTTGCGACGAAACGATTTTCCCATTCCTTCTTCTCGCTTTCGAGACGCTGGATTAGGCTGTCCTTCTCGTCTTGTAGTTCTTTTAGGCGCTTCTTAGCCAACTGCTCCTTCGTAAGTGCTTCGTTACGAATAGTAGTTAGCCTATCTTCCATGTCTGCTTTCTCCTTCTCATTGAGATTGGAGCGAGCTTTTAGCGCATCAATTTCAGCTAAAGCTTTCTTTAGCTGCTCTTGACTCTTACGCTTAGCCTCAGCGTCAACTCTATTAAGGTCCTCTTGTGTAAAGACCTTTGGGGTAGCTGATGGCGTTGAAGCGGCAGGAGGAGCAGATGCCTGTTCCACGGTTGGAACAGACACATTCTCTGACTCATCGCCTTCCTCAAAGACGGGACTGAACGGTGTAGTTAGTAAAATGTCTGAATGCATTGGAAAATCCCTGCTTTCGATAGTACAGGTAGAAGTTAGGAACTAATTAATTACTTAGGTTGTTGTTGCAGCTTTCGTAGTTCCTGTTCGATAGCTGCAAATTTGACTTCAATTAGTGTGGCGCGCTGCTTCATTAGGCTGTGTTCGGTTGTGGCTTCTTTTGTGTAGTCGTTTAGCTCGTCTGCTAAACTCTCAATCTCAGCTTTAACGCCCGCAGCATACGCGGCCTGTTTTGTTACCGTCCATCTATCCGATGACTCTTCTTGTAGCTTGTCAAGCCTGCTTTCAATAGCCGTTGCTTTATCTGCTACAAACTTTAGGCGTTCGTTAGTGATTTGGATTTGGGTGTACATTACAATCGCTTGAGTTAGTCCACCCATAACCACTGCAACTGCTAGAGTAATGATGCCGCCAATTAGGAGCTTGCTTACTGACGCTTCTTTCTCTTCAGACATTAACTTATCCTATTTAGACGGATGGCGTGTGGGTCTGCTAGGTATTTAGCTAGCAGGTTCCATGCTTGAAAACTTACAATACCTGCCATAATATGTGGCGGTCGGTTTGATCTGTCATACATGGATCTCACTTGCCCGTAACCTTGGCTTTGCATGTCCAGCTTTTCACGTTCAAGCTCTGGGTCAGCTCCATCTAATAGTGCAAGTGCAAGCTCCGCAGTAGCGTATTGGATTTCTGTCGGGACAGTAGTAGCTCCGTCAATTGGAAAGTGCAAATCCTGATCGTCAGCTGTCTTACAACCAATAAATTTTAAGCGTTCGATCGCTCTAGTTGCAGTGTACAGTGCTTTTAATCGATCTGTGTCTGTTGCACAATCCCAAGCATCCGCGTGTAGTCTTGTATTAAAGTAAGTAATGGCGTCTGCCAGCGTAATATAGCTAAGACTCATTGTTGTCCTTGCCCTTACCTCTTACGCGGTCTTCAGTTGTGGGTTTGTCATCCTTGATTCTAGAAATTAGTTTCTCGTTACGCGCTTCTTCGGCAGCGTTAACAGACTGGTCTGCTACGCCGCGCGCGCCAAGACTACCGGCTGTATCTGCTGGAGTTTGAGCAGCTTGAATAAGTGCAAGTCTTTCAGCATGGTCTTGCTTAGCCTTTTCAACTTCGCCTTCAGGATAGCCTCGAATTTTACTTGCTAGATTTGTTCCAACAAAGCCAGCTTCGTGATCTTTACGCACAGTTTCGGGATCAGAGACGACTACTTCAGCCTTATCAATTTCACTTTCAATGTCTTTCATTTCAGCGTCAGAAACTTTTCCGCCAACTACGATTCGTGCAATATCTTTTGCAAGCACTCGCTGGAATCTCTTTGAAGGAACTGTTGGCATCAAGTCTCGTAGTTCTTTAGCCTCTTGCCGGCGTTCGCTGTCTGAGCGAAGTGAGTATGAATTTGGGTATTTAATTGTGGGGGCTGTGGCATTTTCGTACAGAGCCCAAATCTTGCCGATCTCGCGTTCGCCGTGCTCTAGTTCGAGCCCGATATAGCTGAGGCCGGCTTCAAGACCTTTGTCGTCTTTATCTTTAGATTCTGCGCTGGCTCGTACTGGAGCAATGTTAGTAATAGCCAAGTTAACTAGCTGTCTAATTTCTGTCTTTAGCTGCTCCTGCTTGGCCATAGAGACTTGAAGTGGCTCAGGCGACGGGTGAATAAACTGCGGACGGTCTGTACCTTTTGGGTACGCACGCCCATCATTTACACCAATGTTAATCTGCTTTGCGACAGGCGGACAGGCGTCTGTAGCGCATGCTGTATCAGAAATTGTTTCAGCGATAGGCCGGTCGTTACCGTACTCGATATGCGGGGAAGTTGTATTAGGATTATACTGCTCAGTATAAAACGGTAGGTTAGACTTTAAGACGTAAATTAAGTCAGAGCTTGAAAGATTTAGCAGCGCTGCTTGGTAGTCTGCTACGTCTTTCAACAGTGATTGGCCAATATCAAAAAATACAAATGGGATTCTAGGAATCTCCAAAACATATTGCTCTACCATTCTAGTAGAGTAAGATGAATCGTACATATTTGTATGTTGCTCATGAAACTCTACTACAACTTTATCTCCGTCTCTACGTAGTAGCCTATACTTAACAGCGTCGCCGTCTGGTAGCCCTGTCCGCTCATCGATAGTTACGTCGTAGTCTCTAAGCAGTAGTACTGAAAGTTGATTGTCTGTGTCAAGCCGCCAAGACAAGATGTCCTCAGCTCTATAGTAATATAGATACGGCGTCAAGGCGTCCGACTGCTTCTTTGTGTGATATGCGCCCATGGCAGGCTTGTCTACAAATACACCTACTCTACCTAGAATTAAAAGTTCAGGTAGAATCATTCGCCCAATGAACGCGTCCATTGTGTTACCGCGTAGGTCTACTCCACCGGCTACACCTTGTACGGCTTTTATGTAGCTTGTGGGACCATGCTTGCGATTAATGTCTACCATGCGCTGATAGATTGAGTTTCTTACATCGATGATTGCAGCTTTAGCGTGGGCCGGGCAGTATGTAATGTTCTTTCTTTTCTCAAAGTCTTCTTTTGCTTCGCGTGTACTGAACTTACTTAGATAACGCTCTACGTATTCTCTGCCGCCTTCGAAAGTTAACCGATACTTTTCCCACTCTAGGGATCGCGCAGTGTAGTCTGGGTGCTTGATACGGTCCACAGAGCTGTACACACCGCTGTTGCTGTGCTGTAGTGTTCCGGCAGGCAGCGTCATTATAGTACCCCGCTAATAAAATGCGAACCAGCGTTAGCTGCAGACAGAGTCAAAGCTAATTCAGCGTACGTGCGAGCGTGTGCAAAGTGATCTTCGCTGGATCCCTTCTTGACGTACATGCCAACTGGGTTTCCGTGTTTGTCTTTTTTGTAAATTCTAACTGGCGCCTGAATTTGATTCTTGTACTCTAAGGAGGTATCAAGCGGTAAAGCTACTCTGCCGGTACGGTATCGTGCTAGGGCTAGATCCATCCAAGCTGTACGGTCTACACCGACCAGGTGCGACTCTTCGTCTTTCACTGTGATTACGCGGCTGCTGATGCCGACATTATACAGACAAAGTTTGACCATGCCCCAGAAGCGGCGAGCGAATTCTAGAGCCTTACGTCGCTCAGGGTTAGCGTCAATGACACAGAAGTTTACTTGGTATTTTCGCATCAGTGCGTCTAGTTGTTCGAATTCTTGGACTTTTAGCTCGTTAAGAACTCGGCATTGTGAGTTAATATTTACGTCGTTGGTTGCACCTGCACCTATGAACCACTGGTCGATTTCACAATGTAAGTATTTGTGTCCAACGTCTACTCCCATTGTTACGTAAGAGTTAGCTGGAGCCTCTTCTAGTTTACGGATGTTACCAGAAATACATTTGTTGATTTCTTCTAGTGTAACTTTTGCTCCGTCTACTTCGTGAACTATACCTAGCTTCGAGTTATAGAATTCCTGCTCGTCAGCTGGATTTGTTTTAGCTTTTAGAAATGCCTTGGCCATCTTACCAGGAGTCACTGTTGCAGAATAAAGCTGATTGACATGGAATCCGACGGCTGTTCTGTTCTCGTATTGAGGTACCCACACGCCGTGCTTAAGGAAAGAAGACTTTGCTTCGTGCGGTAATGTATTCTTACACTCTTTGCAGACTAGATATGAATTGTCTACTTTAGGGTCTGTCCAGTTTTCGGCAGTGATTACAAGGCACTCTGGGAAAAGCAGTTCAGTACGCCTACCGCAGCTTGGGCATGGAAAAAAGAAATGGCTTTGTGTTGATTGCTTAAAGTATGCGTTGATTCCGTGGTCTTCTACAGTTGGGGTTGACAGAAGGAACGCCTGCCCAACTAGCTGACCTGACATTCTTTCAAACGCCAGTGCAATATTCTCTTCAGTCATTTCGTCAGTTTCGTCTAGAATTACTAGGCCGACTGGAAGCGACTTTAGTTGCGAACGACTACGTGAACCTCTAATAAAGAGACACTGGAGACCCGAACGCTTGAGGCTTACGTTCTTAACATTTGAGAACATACGCCGCAAGTGTTCCGATGCTTCTAGTGCCGGGTCGAACCGACTGCTAGAAAACTCACCTGCCTCGTGAGACGTAGGTAAGACGTAGAGAACGCTGATACCGCTAATATCAATTGCAAAGAATGCTTTATTTAATCCTGTCTCAGTAAAGCCTACCTGTGCGCACTTCTGACCGATCATTAGTTCGGCCTTGCAATCGTGCATCTCTCTTAACCACGGGTGATGGTCAAACGTCCAAGGCCCTGGAAACGAATCACCCATAATACGATACTGCTCTGCCCACTTGGAGCATGACTGTACGCTTTTACGCGTCAGTCCTTGAGCGATTCGCTCACGCAGCATCTGTAGTAGTTCTTCGTTAGCCATTGATATTGCGTGCGTATTCTTCTAGTTCTTCTTGTGTTAGCGGTAGTCCGTAGCGGAAGTAACGTTTACCGGCAAAGTGTACTCCATAGAAATACACGATTGCCATTAGTAGCATAAAGAGTCTTGTAAATCCTGCTCGCTGCACGACAACAATCTTAATCATGTCGACTAGGAAGTCCCCGTCAGCGTGGATACGGTCTAGCTCTGTACCGCCTACTGTGTATAGAAAATCGTGCTTGTCGCAGCAGCCACCATATTTACCCTCAGGCGGATCAATCAGTGAACCTTTGCCGCCACAGCCGTTGCTAATGGCTTTAATGACCCAAGCAGGTTGTTGTTCAAACGGTAATGCGTCCATTGTTTAGCCTATAACGCGTACTTGTTAGCCCAGTAGGTTCTAATTTTAGCCGTCTGGGTTTCACTCGGAATTGCATCAAATGCGAATATTTCTACGATACGCATATCAGCGTGCCAAATGTAGACCTGCGTATACAGGTAGCATCCGACAGTCATATTGTTGATAGGATTACCGCAGGCTTGATGCGCGCCAGTTGGGCCAATTCTAGGATTGTTGTCTAGTTGTAAGTATGCAGCAGGTGTTGTGTTGATACCACCCTCAACAACGTGCCATTGTCCCGGGGTTAGCGAGTTTGTAAGCTCTGTTGTACTTAGTGTGTTGTTGTTACCATTAGTCAAAATAGAGCGAATAGCCGCACCGGGAGCTTGTGCCTCACTAGTTGACGCGACTTCTGATAGCATACCTGACGCAGCGGTAGGTGTGTTGCCTCCACTGATACCGAAGTATGCTTGGCCGTTTACGTTACCTGGTACATTGGTTGTCAAGTTTACTAGTGCCATGGTATAAGCAGGATACAGCGTAGACGGCCATAAGCTGCTTGCTTGTGTCAGGTCTACTAGTTTTGTACTGTTAGCTCTTACAAATAAGATTGAATTGAGCCCGTTAATGTCAGCGGCTTGTAGGTCTGGACATGTCGCATCGTCTGCAGCGTTTACGAAATCTACACTGTTAATTTTGTCTGTCCAAGAAACTACATTTGTACCAGTGCCCGTTGTGACTCCTTCTTGTGCGTCAAGCCAAATTACAGCATTTGTTAAATCTAATCCAGAATCGAAACTGTCAAGTGTCTGACCGGATGTATCTTGTAGCTCCCAAGATTGTACAGAGTTTCCAACTACGTCTTTCTGAAAATAGAAAGAAACAACGTTTGTTGTACTATTCTCGTCAAAAGCTGACGGGGATATGTAAACGCCATCGTAGTCAGGAATGTCGTCGTCTGTAGTATTTAAGCCTGCTCGGGTGTTGTAGTTGATTGTGCGACTGGCTAGGTTACCTGTCAGCGTGATTGTATTTAGATCGAAGTCATCATCTGCACGCGTAACAGTTACAGTTAAGATGTGGCAATCGTCGTCATTCGGGTCTACGCCCTCGGTCAACACTCCTACAACATTGTTGCTTACATCTGCTCGCGGAAAGATGCCGGCAGCTAGCGGATTGTCTACATCATCTTGTGCATAGAAATAATTTGCGTCTGGTCCAGATTGGTGTTCTACGTGTACGTGAGGGGTTTGAATATAACCGGAGGCAGCATCGTAGCCAGTACGTCCGGTTGTTCCGATAACCTCACCCGCTTGAATAGGTCCGTGCCCAACACTGATGTGGGACATGTGCATTACAAAGAATGCTTCACCGTTACGCTGAATCTCTACCCAATTACCAAAGCGGCCAATGGTTTCATTGTCTACTATCGTTAGCTGCATCTCGCTCAGAGTGCCGCTTGCAGACGGGTTTGGACTAGACGTTGTACGTCTGAAGTACAAGCATACTTGAGATGCTGACAGTCCTGTCTTAGTCCAGTTAGGTCCAGCCCAGGTTGAAACAGTTGTCCAGCTTGTTGGACCGCCGTCGTCAAACCCGTCAGTACCGTACTGGAAATACAGCTCGTCTGCTGATTGATCGTAAAACAACCGAAGCCAGTATAGCGTACCTACGCTAGCTGTGGCCGCGTTAGATGTAGCGTCTACGCCGTCAGCATCTACTGCATGGCATGTGACAGTTGACGAATCGAAATCTACTGCCGCATATTCGGAGTTGACGGTATCGATTAACGCAACACCGATTGAGCCTTGCCCATCAAAATCTGGGTTGTTTACGCGTAGTCTGATGTCTAGGTCGCCTGAATCAGGATCGATAGGCGTATTGAGGATTAGCTTGCTGGCAGCTAAGAAGGTAGTACCACTGGGTGTGAGGTTGGCCGTCCAAGCTAAATCTAGGATGCCTGTATCTACAGAGGCGACAATTGCCCCATCTGCGTCTTCTTCTGTGAATTCATTTAGACTGTTGGTATGCCAGTAGAGAAAGTGAGTATAGTGCTTACGGACTACGCTGCCGCCCATTGGGGCTTTGATTGGATCATTTTCTGCCGCGGCAAAATCCACGCCTCTGTGCCAATCGTAGCTGTATCCCTTGCTTGCGACATGTGCTTCGAACGGAGCCCGCGGCCCAAACGGATCCGATACCGCGCCACTTACGGGGCGGGTATAACCGTTATCTGGGGTCTTTTTAGGTGCGGGCTTGACCGTAAACACTTTACAGTTCCTCGTATAGAATACTTTTAAGCCAGCCTGTGCTGCTTAACGTTCTGAATCCAAAACATCCGCCAGTAATGTTATTATCACTAACAGACAAATCAGCTGGTGTTGAACCGTCGTCAAAGTTTACTGTTAGCTGATTGTCAACGCATTCTACTGTAATCGTACAGTCTGTTGAATGCGCTAGTTCGAAAGCTGCTGAAGCAATTGTTACAAATGCGTTGTCTACTACCCTAGTGATTTTGCAGAAAGACCCGTCTAGACGTACATAGTAATAGGTATCATCCGTACCAGTGGTTGTTAGACATCGTATTAACAGGCCCATGTCAAGCGCTGCCTGCGAAGTTGTGCTATCGTATCTTACTACCGCGGTTACTCGTACATTATTTCTGTTGCCAATTCCAAATACAACAATGGATGTTGAGTTGGTTCCAATGCCAAGCCCTTTAGCTGCGTCGAAATCTTGGCCACTGTCAACTGAGTGAATGTTATACCAGGTCTGGTCGCTGACTAGGTTTTTACTGAATGAGTTAGGTGCTAAAAACGATCCAGAAGTAATCATGCATATACTCCTAGGATGTTTACTGAGCCGTTGTGTGTTCCACTAGCATCGCGTGTAAACGCTAGATTTACTGTGTCGCCTTCTGAAATGCCTGAGACTTCATAAGTTGTTGACTTTCGCGTGATACCAGAACCCGGCGTAAAAGAAAGGTTTGCTAGACTGGTGGGTGTGGCGTTAACGCTCTCGCCGTCCGCAATCCTAGAAGCTGCTACTGTGAATACAACTGTACCAGCTTCATCACTACTCATGGCGTAGTGAAAGGTTACGGTGATTGGGCCATCTCTGTTTGCTACAAACTGAAAACTGAATGAGTCACCATTGGTAACTGGGAAGTAGCCGACACCACTTGTACCATAGCTAACTGCTTCAATAGTGGTGCTGATAAATTGAAAAGTCTGACCAGAAGTGCTTTCACCTCCGCCGCCTCCTCCTCCTGTATTTGCTCCTTCGATCCAGCTCACTCAGCTCTCCAAGAGCCGTTGAGTACGGCCACAACCCAGGATTCAGCTTCACTGCGTGACATAATCCCCAAATAATTATTACTCAGGAATCTAGCGACGTTAGACACGTTGATAGCAATGCCTTTTATTTGCCAGTGTTTGAGTTGAATGTACCAGCCTGCTAGTTCTTCTTTTCTACGGAAGTCGGTATCAGTGAAATACTTGCGAAGCCAGCGCCATTTTCCTAGCTCGGCTTGCCTTGCGGCATGTGACTGTTCGTGAAGCAGGACAGCTACATAACTTTCGGCTACCGGTGCTTTGTATTTATCAATGTCTCTGCAATACATGGTATTGCCTAGAGTCCATACACTTGTTCTGCTTAGTGTTACACCTTCGCTTGCGTATTTTAGTGGCTCGAATCGCTTGTCAAGGTCTACTGTACGGCAGCCGCATACTAGTAACAGTAGTAGGATTAGTCTACTCATTACCAGTAGCCGCGTGTAAGGAAACTGATGTACTGAGTATACACTGATCCTGAACCAATTTCAGTCGCCTCGTAAGTAGCTCGGCCTGGCGAGAGTGTATCAGCTCTAAATGGTGTACCGTTCGTATAATCACCGCCGGGATGTGCGCCACCGGTAGCGGGTGTTGATCCGCTTAGTGACACGTTCTGAATTAGCCCAGATCCAGTTGTTGCCATAGTCTTTAGGTAACACTCATAGTCAGCAGTAATAGCTGCTAGCACTCTGTGTTGCAGTCCTGCTGGGCTTGAGTTATTAAATGTTTGATAGCTGGCGACACCGCTAATTGAATAATCGGAAATACCAGCTGCTGAAGCATAGGCAAAAGGAACACGGTTGTCGACGTTGCTTAGGTAGCGGCGTGAACCAGATACCCAGAATTTGTTACCGCTACTGTTTAGTAGTAAGAAGGAAGCTAGTACCCTGTGTGTCTTGTTACCGCTGATCGTAAGAACGCCATCTGTGTAGTTTACTGCGGTGGCCCTGGCCGTTAAGCTGCTCCAAGGCCAAGCACCCAAAGTAGGAACGCCTCCACTTAGATAGCAAACTAGGTCATAAGGTACGCTATTATTCAGCGTACCGCCACCATTTAGAGCAGTGGCATTATACGCTAGAGTCAAACCAGAGATTGTATAAGGATTCCAGTTACTACCGTCCCAAAGACCTAATAGATTACCTTTGAAGGGTAGGTAATATAGTGTTTGCGAGTTGCCTGAGCCTGTTGGATCTGTCGAGGAAACACTAGCGCGGCCGCCATTTGTTCCTGGATTGAAAAGAGCCGCTTGCGCAGATGCAAGAGCTGCAGCATAAATCGCCGAAAGAGAGGTGGACTCTAATTGTGTGGCATTAACGTTAGTTTTAGCCGTAGAGATGATGGTAGCTTTGCTATCACCACCTAGAGTGGCGGCGTCTACTACTCCGTCAGCAGCAGCTACAGCATCGCTGATCACTTGGGCTTTTGTTGAGCCCTCTAGTGTATCAGCATCGCCGCCGCTACCACTACCTCCGCCTTCAACCCAACTCATTAGGCTAGTGGACCTTGCATAAATTCAATGTTGATCTGTTCAGTACCGTTGTCTGACTCTACCCAGACGTTCTTAGGTGTATTGACTAGCACCTGAGCCGAGTTACCTGCTGCCAGCTCTGTGGTTGGTACATCATTATTAACGGAAAACCGCACGGTACCAGTGTTGGTCGTTCGTGCTTGGATTCCGATTCGCTGGCAATACTCGTGTGCTGGGTTAGTAGAGCCCATGAGTGCGAACAAAGTTGTCTTAGCTGTAGGTACTGTTAGTCTCATTTATCGCTCGCTCGGGTCTTCGACGATTTTTAGTGCCGGGCAACAGCGTGCCTCAGCTAGCATATCGTCTCCGCTTGTTAGCTCCGCTCTGATTGCGAGCTTATAGTTGCCTGGTGTGAAGTCTTCGTCGTAATCTGATGGCGAAAACGTATATTTTACGTGGCCATCAGCGCCCGAAACGACTTCTCCTACCTTTGAAATCAATTCGCCGTCGGATAGGCGTGTGAAAATGAAAGTAATTGTGGCGCTGGTTACGTTAACTGGGGCTACAACTGGTAATAACGTCTCAGCATTGAGTGTTGAGCGCGTTAAAACGGCTTCAATGGCCTTAATGTCGCCGACATACAGTAGTGATTCTGTAAGAATGGACATGAAAAGGCTATTTAGGTGTATCGTTAGACTCAAGGTTTCCAAGAATCGCCTGCGCTAGGGTGTCTAGTAGGTCTGGATCCGTTACGTGTTCGGAAATTGTGCTAATTACGTTGGCTGCAAACTCGTCTAGAGCGTTGCGGTCAAGCAGCTGACCCATGCTTAGCTCTAATTTGTGGCAAGAATTGACTACTCGCTCGACGGTCATCACCATATTCATAATTTGCTGACTGTGAATCGTCAAATCATTAGGAGAGTGACACTGTAGTAGTCGTTCTTCCAGCAACATTCTTAGAATACCGATCTCATCGTGTAGATTTTTGATGTGAGAAGATCCAGAAAACCGCTGAATTCTGGCTTTCCATCGATCTAATCGGTAATTGTTTAGTGACTTTGTGCGCTGACTTTGCAGTTGCTTGTTTCCGCCGTGTACGAGACAGTTCTTACCACCTTCCACGGCCTTGTTGATGCACTGACCACGAGGAGTGACGGCTTGACATCTGTTAGGATCGTCTTCAGCGTCGATGCGTTGAATCTTTTCAGGCTCCATCCGACTCTACTCCTCTATTAGTTTAACACATTTGAAGGGTAATAATTACAAAAATAAATTTCTACAAAATATTTTTACCAAAAAAGTTTATTTGGTCCAGATTTACTCATCCTATTAGCTGATTTGACCCCACCCGGGGTACCACCTGGATGTTTTGACCACATTTGCGATTCAGACACACCTTGAATCGCGGCTTACCTTCCTCCTGCTAGGAAAGGTTCAAAAAATTATGTCACGTCGGATCGGTCCGGGATGGAGGTCACGTCTGTCACGTCAGATCGGTCTCCTTGTTTGTCACGTCAGAGTGGTCAGGATGGAGGTCGCCTCGGGTACTTGGGGTGGAGGGTACTAGGCTGGCAAGCTGACTCGGCGTTTTGCTGGTCTCTGTGACCTCTGTGACACGGTGTTTTGGTGACCTCTGCTGCCTCTGTGACCTCTGTCCCGTCGGATGAGCGCCAATGTGACGGTGTACCCAGGGTAGCAAGTAGCGTGCCGAGGGTGCATAACCCCTTTGAAGATCAGACCCACCCGGTACCCGCAGGATTTAGGTCGCAGAGTCAGCCTAGCAACCTCCGTGCCGGCACGGCTATTGCATGTTCGGTGGTCCTAAACCTAGTAAAATCGTTTGTTTGCGACCTCAGTGCCCACGGTGGCACGCTAATTGCTGGAGCTACGTAACTCCTTTGGAATCGGTGCCATAAATCCTTTGATACCAATGGGATCCGTGGGACGCTACCAGACGCGCTAGGATCGTTTCCGCGGGGTCTAGGCCATATGACGGGTTGGGCGCAGCAGAGCGCACGAGACGGCGCGAGAGGTATGCGCTAGGATTGCCGCTAGACCCCTCTATCTGCCATTCTGTTATGACGCGGCGCTCAGCCGCATAGGTACTAGGCTGCAGAGGCACCCGCTAGCCCAGTGTTTATGCGGGCTGTAGCGTGACGCAGTGCTCAGCCGCATGGTTGCTAGCCTGTAGCCTAGTGTCTTGTCAGCTATAGACTTGTGACGTGACACGGTGCGTCGGACCCTAACTTGCTAGTCGCCTCTGCTACCTACTTCCCCAGCAAACCGGGACCCAGTTGTAAGTCTAATCGAATCGGTCCGACGTAGCATATAGACTTATGGCAGCGTGCCAATCGTTGGCCCGGACGTTGCATAGGGAAATCATTAGACTTAGGTTTTGTGTCCAACTGGCGTCACCTAACCCGTTGCCGTTACTAGGGTTGCGGCGAATGTAAGGGTAGCCTGCCCCGGACCTGGCGCCACCCGGACACAGGGGAAGCAACCGCCGTGCCGACGTAACCTCTGCGACCTCAGTTACTTGTGGCAAGTCGTTACCGTGTAACGTCCGGCCTTGTGCGGTCTGGGGTTCGGGGCGTGGCACCCGGTCTGCGTAGCGTGGGGCGTGCGGCGCAAGCCGCTCGATCCTTCGCAACTTGCTCGCTTCGGACCGCCTCAGGCGGGGCCGCCGGTATGCCCGGACGGTTCCCGTGTTTGGGACGCGTCGCGAGGCGACTCCGCACCAGCTAGCTCAGCGAAACGAGCATTGACCACGGGTGCGGCGCCCGCTATCATGGCGGGGCAACGGTGTTTAACAATTCGACGCGTCCGACGACCCGCTAGCAACGGGAATCGAACGGTAGGCCATACGGGCGAGCTAGGCTAGCCTCGCGGATCCCTAGGGATCGGCGGGGTAGGACCTGACAACAGGAGCGCATAGACTAGCGGATACCCCTCACCACGCGGCGCCACAATCGAGCGAGCATGGGAGCGGAGGAGTAGAAACCCTGAACATACCAGCGAGTCACCGACAAACGGATAGGGCGCAAACCGAGGTAGGATCGACTACAGTGCTACCCTGCACAAAACGCCAGCGAATCATTCCGCCCGATCGGGGCCGGATTCACAGTGCGGCTAGTCTATGGGGGACGTGGGACACTACCGAGGGGATATAAATTCTGGCTAGCGCCCGGCTTGGGGGCTGACGGTTGCTGGTGGCAATTGTCACGTGTTCGACTCACGGCTAGCCAATATGGGAGGGCTATATGCCAGACATTCAGCTTGCGGATTGGGGATCCTTCGTCGTCGTGGCGGACCGAACCCCGGACACTGTTACCACGCCACGCGTTCTCAACGGGTCGGGGGTTCCCCGGTTCGTGCAGGAGCTACGGGATCGGCTGTTCTGGGCTAACGCCCGGGACCTGGACGATTGGTATACCGCGACCGCCGCGGGGAGTGGTTGGTAGTGCGTAAGATCGAGCAGACCGGGCACCGACGTTCGCTGAACGTGCGGCGCCGCAATATCACGTCCCGCGCAATCGACTCGCGGGGTAGGATCGTCGGGCGTGGAGCCATGCGGGAGCATTCCGCGTTCATCGGGGCGAGGGACGCAACCGGGCGCAGGCTCGCGAGTCTACTCGCTCGACTCGACTCCGCGGACCTGACCGACGCGCAACGTAGGCGCGTTGCGACGGCTCGCGACGACGCACGCCTATTCCCGCACCGACATGCCAGCATTCTCGCTTCACTCCGCTATCTGGAAGGGAACTAACCTTGAACAGTTACCACGCACGAATAATCGTCTGTCTCGCAGAGAACCCTGGGAGCTACAACGCCTGCGAGCTAGCCAAGTTGCTGACGCGGGAATTCGCGGCTTTCGAGACTCGGGGTAGTGAGGTATACGTTGCGTCGAAGAAACTCGCGGCGGCGGGGCTGATCGGCATGGATTCCGCGAACGGCTCGCGGACGCGATTCTACGGGCTGGTTACGTCGAGCCGGTTCGACGTGGAACGGGTCGGCTAACGTGAAGCTGGCTAGCAAGGTAGTGAAGCTGAGCGCAATCCGTCTCGGGGTAGCATTCAAGCTTCGGCAGAAGCAGCGCCATCTGACGTGGCAAACGGCAATCGAGCTGACGCGGCTGACGCAATGCCGCGGCATGCAAAAGCTTCCGAAGGTAGGTAGCAAGTGACACAGTTTGTTTCAAAAGAAAAGTATACGTGGGCCGAGATTTCCATGCAGGAATTTGCGGCCCACGTTCAAGGCAAAAAGGTAGTTGCCCCAAACGTTCGGGTCCTGTATACAGAACAAGTAGGGATTAAGCTCGACGATGGGACGGTATGCGTTGCGCAAAGCCGTTGGGATGGGCCGTGGAGCGAACATACCCCGGACATTGACGCAATGGAACCCGCTTACTACCTAGGGGTTCCTAACGCGGCGAAGCAATAGCAAGCAAAGGGCGCTAGCTCAATCGGATAGAGCGACGGCCTTCTAAGCCGTAGGTTAAGGGTTCGAATCCCTTGCGCCTTATCTTTCAACCCGGGGTCTGAATCGCCCCAAAACGCTGGCCCGGCCTAAATGGGCATTGGAGCATGTTATGTCGAAGAATCGTTACCACAATGGCAAGGTGGTGCATATGGACCTCGGGCTCATCATGCACTTCGACGGGATCGCGGTGGAGTTCGCGGACGACGGCAGCGATCTCACCTATCTGCCCGACAACAACTTCAACCGCGAGCGCGCCGTGACCGATGCTGCGCTGGCATCGGGTCGGGGTCCCAGCCCCAAGTATATCCGGGACCAGCGGCACAGCTTCCTGGAGCACGGCTGGGACATGAAGCAAGGGATCATCGCTGTCACGAAGATGGATGGCTACGGTCCCGACGCGATCCCGGTCGCCGACTCGGCGGAATACCAGGAAAACGCGCGGCTCGCTCACGAGCGGCGCTATACGATCCTGGTCACGATGGGCGAAGAAGCCAAGTTCATCGAAGAGCGCGAGGCGGTGGATGGTTCGATCCGACGGATCGAGGTAACCCCGGCCGATCAAGCTGCGGCTTACGAGCTGATTTACCGCGGCAAGGACGGGGCCTGGAAGGCACCGGTTGCTGACGGTGTTTCGTGCTTCACGCGTTGCTGCTCGACCTCGGGCGGTGGCGTGCTGCAGACGGTCGCCGTCATCCTGGCCGAGGAACGGACCCGCGTGGGTAAGGACGGCAAGGAAAAGCCGGCCGTCGACTTCGGCGACTTGCTGAAGCGACTGACCAAGGTTCCCGTGCTGGTCCATGACTTCCCGAACATCGCGGCTCGCGCGGGTGTCTGCGCGACCGAGAACAATCAGGAGGTCGGCAAGCGGGAGACGATGTGGCTGGACGACCTCAAGACGGCCGAGATCGTCTACCGCGAGGTCAAGGCCGAACGGCTGGCGGAAGGTAAGGCCGGGGTGCCCGAGAATGCGCTCAGCGTGGTCTCGCCGAAGAAGGGTCGTTACGAGAAGCTGCACAAGATTCTCACCCTGAACGATATGCACCCCGACCTCAAGATTCTGCAATCTCTGCGGGCCAAGGGCGAGGCGTTCATTGCCAGCCTGCGGACCAACGATCTGCGAGACCTCGTGCCTTCCACGCGAGGCAAGGGCCGCAAGGGCGGAACGGAGGCTGAGGTCTCGCTGTTCTTCGCCCAAGGCAAGACGGCCGATCCGCGGAACGCGCACAGCGGCGCGCAGATGCGGACCTTCGCCCGGGAGCTGGGCGACGTTCTCGGTGGCATCCTCATCAAGATGAGCCGCGGCGAGGGGCAAGAGGTTCTGAACGCGTTCAAGGCTGGCCTGGCCGTGAACGAGCGCACGGTGGCGGACATCGACGCGCAGCTCAGCGATCTCCTCGGGGTCACGTTCCGCACGAACTTCGACGACGGGGAGTGTCAGCTCGAAGCCGACGCTAACCTGGCGGCCGAGGTCGCAAAGCAATTCGCGGACAACGCGATCGAGGTGGCCGAGTAGTCGCCTAAGCTGGGGTCGCTTTCGGGCGACCTCAGCGCCCTCGCTAGGCTTGGTAGCCTAGCTATGACAAGGAACCACGAAAGGGCAATTGAATGAACTACCAGGAAGCTTGTGCCACCATGGGAGTCGAGGATACCAAGCGTCAGCGAGCCAAGTGGAAGGCGAAGCGCGGGCGTGCCTACGTGCTGGCTCAGCACTTCGAGATCGAGCACAAGCGGCGGCAGCGCGAGAACGCGAAGGTGCAGGCGAAGCTGGATTCGCTGGAACCGCAGATCGGTGACCAGGTGATGGTCATTGCCGCACAGCTGGACACGATCAAGGCACTCAAAGAGTCGGACGCGCCGTCGCCCGAGCGGATGCTCGCCGGGCTGGAGGGCGACCTCAAGGTCATGCAGGCTGAGCTGGATCAGCTCAAGGCTCGGCGCGAGGAGCTGGAGGCGCTGCTCTGGAACGTCCCGGCCACGGTCACCGAGACCCAGCACTACCTCGACACCCGCAGCCGTGAGCTGAACGCGTGAAAGCAAGGCGAACGGAGGTAGCAATGGGGCCCTAGCCTAAGGTAACCCGCAAGCTGACAAGTTCTGAATGACTTCCTGAATCAAGCGGCCAGGAGCTGCCGCTTAACCTCGAAACCCCAAGGTGCAACATGGCTTAGGTATCACGAGCTGAGGTTGTTTCTGGGGCGACCTCAGCGCCCTCGCTAGGCTTGGTAGCCTAGCTATGACAAGGAACCACGAAAGGGCAAAGCATGGATAGCAGGCGGATTGACGTAAGCCTGGCTGAGCTGCTGTCTCAGCTTGACCGCGAGGGGCGCCTAATGGAAAGCGTTGGCGAGTGCTATGACACGCTGAATAACGCGATCCGCCGCTACCACATCCTCCGTGGCGCTGAAGCTATCGTGAAGCTGGAACAGCAACGGCTAGATTATATCGGCCAGCTTTACCAATCTGGACACTGGATCCGCGCGATCAAGTCTCTACGCACGCAAACGGGCGCCTCGCTCATGGCTGCCAAGGAATGGCTTGAGGCTCATTACCCTCGACACAAGAAAGGCTAGGCTATGGCTTATCTCAGCTTCAAGGAAATGCTGGCGCAAGCTGACACTGAGGCAAGCGTCCTGTTTAAGTGGGCGCTGATTGGTCCAGAGTTTCGATTCGTGGAAGTTGACCTTTACGAATCGCACCTGGAACTGGTCAACGAAGGCGAAACGGCTACGGCAGCGGGCGCTATTACGGTAAGCCGCAACACTTACAAGCGTTACAGCCAAGGCAGCCTTTACTTGAGGGTAGGCTGTGCCGCAGAACACGAAGCTAGACTGTTCGAACTACTGGAAGCAGCGGGAAGGGAATTCAGGTACTACTAATGGACAACGATAAGCTGACGGGGAATCCGTACCCTGAGGAGCCGGCGCTTGCGCCCTTCGAGGCGTACGAAACCGGCCCGCCCGAGCTGTGCCAGCTTTGCCTAGACCCTAGCTGCTATGGACACTAGGAAGCGAGAGCGCGAGCGGCACTGTGCTACCTACGGTCACGCCTGGAAGCGCGTTGCTGAAGCGGAGCGCCTGCTGCATGCCAGTAGTGACTCGCCTGCATGGGTGACACTTGACTGTTGCGAGTATTGCAAAAAGCGCTGCATAGGGCGCATGGTTATCGTCGGGCCTGGATACAGCGAGCCGTCCCTGTCCCTTATAGAGGTCTTTACCTGGCACTTTGTTTTCACGGTCGATAACTGTGAATGGAGGGTCAAGTGGATAAAGTAGTGCGCAAGCGCGAGCGGCACTGTGCAGCCTACGGTCACGCCTGGAAGCGGGTAGCTGAGGCGGAACGTTTCACGGCTTCGGTGTGGCACTCTCCAATGTCTATCGTGCTAGACGTTTGCGAAGCCTGCGGTAAGCGCGTAATAGGTCGCGTAGCCCTAGTTGCAGACAGTTACCCCAAGACGCTGATCCCTGACGTTATGTCTCGCATATGGGAATTGGTGTACGGTAAGTCTCCGCATATACGCTGGAGGATCAAGTGGTTCTAAGGCTGGATACTGACCTCGGCGTGGGGTCAACGGTCGAAGGCTTGGACAAGCTGGTCCAGGAAATCCAAGACTTTCAAGACATCTACGGAGCACAGAGCTTCACTGTGAGGGTGGTTGATGATCGTCAAGCTACGGCCTAAGCAATTCCACGAGCTGGCTGCTCTGGAAATCTTCGGCCTGACTAAAGCGGAAGCTACGGAAATCCGCAGCTTCGTGAACTACAACGTTCAGTTTCTCGACGCGCCATTCTCCGCGGAGGTAAAGGGCGCACAGCCGTTCTTCCAGTGCGACACCGACGGCTATATGCTGATCGAGTTCTGGTCAGTCGAGCAAGCGTGGCGTAAGTGCGTCAAGGTGCTGAAGCAGCGGTTCGGCTGGTGGACTACGCCTGAGAAGGCTGAACGGTTGCGGGAGCTGCGTACGGAGTGGTGGGACAAGCGGCTGAAGGCCCTCGGTATCCCGCTGCCTGACTCGCACCGAGTCATGGCTAAAATCAACGGCAAGCAAGAAGCGACGCCACTCAACGGAACCTTTTGGAGAAAGGAAGGTATGTAATGCTGACTTTGTGCTTTACCTTGTCAGGTAACGAAGTAGATCTACAAGAGCTGGATCAAGAGGAGCTAGAGGGAGTCAAGCTGACGGCGCTTGCCTGGCTGCGTCAGCCGGACGCGCTGGCCCTCTACATTGAGGACCACACTGTGGCCTTTGTGCCAGCGCCTGCTGGGATCCTCGTGTCAGCGTTGGATCGCGTGACTGGAGACGTTGCGAGAAAGCTGACTACTCTCACTGTGGCCGAGAACCTGCTGCTCTTGGCTATGGACGACACGTCCAGCTATGACGGCGTCGAACAGTTCTTCTCTAACTTCGGTGTGAGGTTTGTGCCATGAAGTTTCTAGGCAAAGAGGTTACGCCTGAGCGCGTAAAGGCTGCATACACGAAGACTGGACTGCGCCCTTTCCAGGGAGACTGGGTTGAGATGGGGCTTGACGATGCTGGTAAGGCTACTGTCAAGTGTGGCTGTGCTGCCACAGCCATGCTTCTTGCGGAGACTGACGTTGCCTGGAATGACCTATCGCACTACTGCGACTTCGTGCCTGACACGCCGCACTGGTTCAAAGACGTAAGCATTAACTTCCTGCGTGGTTTCGACGGCGAACAGGAATACTTCGACAAAGACTCACAGGCGTTCAAGCTGGCAAGTGGCCCTGAGTACGAGCTTGGTAAAGCGTGCTGGGAGGCAGTGCGTGGACAAGCTGAAGCGGACTAGGGAACGGCACTGTGCTGGCTTCGGTCACGCTTGGAAGCGGGTGGCTGAAGCCGAACGTGTCCTCGGCCCGCTGGGGTGTGAGAAGCCGAAGGTCATTGCTAGCTTGCGGGAGGCCGCTAATGCGGGTTAACTCGTTCAGTCTGGAGCGCGGTGGCAGGTTTGACCGAGGATACTACGTGCCGCAGTTAGCAGCGGATCTCTACCGTTACTGTGACGGTGGCTTTCAGACAGCCCAAGACGCGTTCGATAAAGCTGACGCGTTCTTTGACCACATGTATGAGTGGGCGCAGGAGCGTGGCCTCATAGTGGAGGAGGGACCTGATGGACAGGCGTAGACGGGAGCGAGATAGGGAGCGCACGCCGGAGCAGATAGTTGCTGACGCAGCCCGTGCCGGGGAGCTGCCTCCTGGTACTGTCAAGGCTCTAGCGATGCTCGACGACCCTCGGTATCCTGACCGCATTGCGAGGGCTGTGGCGTTCATGTGGACGCAAGAGGCAAGCGAAGCCTTGTTGGCTGAGTTTGAAGCACTCAAGATTGGAGGTAGTTCTAAGACCTGGGTGGCTCTGTTTTCTAGATTAGAGGAGACAAAGTCTGAGACAATGCGGCTGCATCACGCAAAGAAGCTGCTTGAGTACGTCGGTGCAGTATACCGTACAGAGTACGGCCCTATGCTGGCAGAGGGGCTGACGCCTAAGCTGATGCGTAAGTTGCTGCATGCCGAAGCCTACAGACAGGCGGTGTCCTATGGACGACCGACTTAGGCAGCTAGAGCGTGAGGTTGCACGGCTTGGTGTAAGCTTTGCTGACAGGATCGTGGCGCGGTGTCACGACGCTGAAGGTGGTTGAGAATCGTAGGGTTGACGCTCGCGTAGAGATCGTAAAACTGGAGGTTGTATGAACAAGCAGGAAGTCTTTAACAAGGCTTGGGAGTTTCTTATTGCGCAGGGCTATAAGAGTACGTCAAGTTGCGGCCGGTGCGAATACAACGGCGACAACGGTCGACACTGTGCGATTGGGCTCTTTGCTACGCCAGAGGAAGCAGAGAGGCTGAACATGTTCATGAACGTGAGTCAGCTAGGTGACCGTCTACCTGCTGCCCTTAAGGGTATTGACATGGAATTTTTGAGGCGTCTGCAAGGTTGCCACGACGGGGCCATGGACTCTCACTTCGTACCTAGCTTCAAGATGTTGATGCTGAACCTTGCAGAGGAATATGACTTGGCGGTGCCGCGTGAGCCTCGCTGAGCAATACCATGCAAGATTGGCAGAAGTGCAAGAGCTGCGGACCTACTGCAGCGAGATGCTGGAAGCACTCAGGACGGTCCGTGGAAAGACTCCCGTCAAACCACTCGCGACTCTGGTCTGCGACCACTGCCGTAAGCCATTCATTCTGGAGGGCGGTGCTCTACACGGTAAGCCTGCCTCTGAGGGTGTTGGGAAGGTTGACGTTTCGTTTGTTCTAGGTCACTGCACGTTTGTGCAGGAGACGAACGGGACGCTGCGAGCCTACCATGGCTGGCTGCACAGCGGGTGCGGACTGGCCGGTGAAGAAGCTATCTCAGCGGCGCGTAGGGCGCACAAAGCTGATCCGCCACGTGGGTGGAAGCAAGAAGCATTGGCAGCAGGACTCAATCACATGGACGTGTACGACCTGCTGTTTGCATTCGATCCTGGCCTGGGAGTTAACAGGCCGCAACCGAGGAGTAATTGATATGTCTGGTGTTAGAGGTAAGGCTGCGTCGAAGTTGGATCAGCAGAAGTTGACTGAGCTTCTGGCACAGTTGGGGGCAGAAGGTGTCTCTAAGCTGATTGGTAAGGGCGTCCAGACCATCGGCAAGTGGTCGGTTGTGCAAGGTGTCCGAGTGTCTGAGAACTCGGCAGCGATTGTGGAGGCAGCCTGGATGCTTACGTTCCATCCGGAGTTGCTGCTGCCGCTGACTCCGACGAACTTGATGCGACGTGTGTATGCCCACTATGGGGACGCTCGTGAATTTCAGAAGGAAGCAGAGCGGCGCGGCTTGAAGCCGTCGAGTCGGTGGCCGGCAGCTTTCTATGACCCGTCGGCCCGCATGACTCAGGTCGTCATGAGCGATTGGCTGGCGTGGGCCAGTGCTTTGGGTATCGATTACCCCAAGCCGGAGCCTAAGCCTGTGGCTACCCGTGAAGTTGTGCCGACGGCTTCGCTGACTGTGTTGATGGAGCGCATCGATCAACTGGAGCGGAAGCTGTCCTACCTGACCACGGTGTCAGAGGACACGCTGACCAGGGTTAAGGCGGTGACCGAGTGAAACATTGTAAGGTTTGGAGCCTGTCAGAGATCGAAGTACGTTCGCTCTGCCAGGCTTCGCCTTACCCTAACGACTGCCGTTTCATTGCTGCCTACGACAAGGTACGCTTTGTTACAATAGGCAAGATAGAAACGATTGTCGCTAGGGACGGGCACTTGCTTAAGCTAGAGGACGGGCTGTGGTTACCGTCTTACTTCTTCAAGTTCGAATTCGAGCCTGGAGAGCGCGTTCAATGTATTCCGTTCACTGATCAGCAGAGTTTAAAGCCATTGTACCAAAGACCGTCCCAGAAGGTGTACTAGACTGGCTGTCTGGTAATGGTACAGTTGCTAGTACCAATCACCCGTCATGCCGACACACGGTCGACTTGGCTGTGCCGGAAGGGATCTTTCGACGGTTTGCTTTCGAGTCCTTCGACAGCGTAGTCAATGCGTGTTTCTTTAAGGGGACCTATGAAGCGTTTGAGCCGCGGGAAAAGACTGGCAGTCAGGGCAGCCAGTTTATCTGACCACCGCAAGAGGGTTGGAGCTTGCCTTGTTCGAAAGAATAAGGTTGTGTCTATTGGGTGTAACAATGCAAAGACACACCCAGGATCCAAGTCGTGGCAGCGTACTCAGCATGCTGAGTTTGACTGTCTGTATGGGCTTACTCGTGCAGAAGCAGTAGGAGGGGTACTGTTTGTGGCCCGGCTGCTGAAGAACGATGAGCTAGCGATAAGTAAACCGTGTCCCTCGTGTGCCGAGTTGATTGCTGGCCTGGGGATAAGAGACGTATGGTACGTCAATCGTGAGGGTTTGTGGACGAACGAGTAGAGGACTGTAACTGTGACGAGATGGGTAGGTGTGAGGAACACGCTGCGCCCTCTGTGTTGCCTGGGCTGTTGGGGCTAGTGTTTCTGCTGTTTGAGATGTTCAGCTGTTGTACCACGCCTGCTGCGCTTCTGATTCTAGCTGTGTTTCTGTGGTTGATCTGTGGATGACAGTTATCGCAGTCATACTAGAGCCATTATTCGGGCTGGCCTGGACACTATTAAGGCGGCTATAAAAGAGTTACAAGAAGCAGTTCGCACTAGTAGCTGTCGCCATCAGCATTTTGCAGCAAGCCGTGACGAGTACGGTAAGCAAAGGTGCTTGACGTGTGGTGTGCGCATGTATCATAAGTGCGTACGCTACGGAGTTTTCCCTTACCCATGTATTCGCTGTGGGAGATTCGAGTGAGAGAGTTTCAGGTGTTTGTTTGTGCAGGCTTTGGTTGCTGCGTCAGCTGGCTAGTCATGGAGGTTATGTATGCGTTCCGTAAGGGTCGTTGAGCCCTTACCTGTACAGCGCCCGCCGAAGCGTAAGCGTCCAGCTTGTACGCCTTACGTCAAAGAGTTGCTCGGTAAGGTGGCACAGTTGGAGGCTGAGATTCTAGCTGTGAAGCGCGGAGCATCCGTAACATCTGACATGTTGCTGCGGCAGGAGTTGGTTAAGGGTATGGAAGTTAGACATCTAGTGCAGACTTATGGTTGGTCTGTACGTGTAGCAAGGAGAGTGTACAATGAACATTGTCGATAACAGTGTGCCAGATCTCGTCGAGCTTAAAGACGTACCGATTGGTTCGGTAGTCAGGTACAAGCGATACACAGGAGACAAGGCTTACAATTATTTTCTAAGAGTCGATTTTGCAAAGTACCAAGCCTGTGCAGTTTCGCTAGCTGGGCTTGAATGTTCGCTCGTGCATAGCTCAACGCTGGTGCAAGTAGCTAAGTCGGCCACGCTGACTCTGGAGTTTTGATATGAAGGTAATAGAACCAAAGCCTACGCTGGTCGAGATCAAAGACGTTCCATCTGGAATGCTAGTCAGGCACGGTAATCTATACTGGCTTAGCACTAGCCTTGACGTTCGACAAAATCGCATTTACGCAGTTACCTTAACCGGCAGCCAGTGGTTAAGTCTTGGTACAACTGAGGTTGAAGTGGTGCCAGGGCACGTGGTGATTGGATGACGAAGATTGAGCGTCGCTACCTTGACATGCTGGTTACGTCTAAGTGTGGTGCTGACCTACTGTCACGTAAGCTGTACCCGAATGCTAAGGAGGTAACAGAGGCTTACTCTTGCTTTGACGCCACGTCTAAGCTGAAGCTGCCGTGGGGAGATTCGTCGCGACTGGCCGTGGTAGTGGGTGACGGTTCCACTCCACGGCTAGGAGCAATGGTTGCAATGCGTACGGCCTGGACAGTTGCGTCCATTGATCCGAAGCTGAAGCAACGAGACTGGCGAGTCAAGAGGCTGGCTTGTTACTCTGTACCTATTGAGCTGGTGCGGTGTCACCTAGTAGGTACAGACGTTTGTATCTTTATGCCACACTCGCATGCACCTGTGGTCGAAGTGTTGAAGAACATTACGACTACGGGTCAGCGAACCTTGATTACGCAAGACTGCTGTGTGAGGCAGCTTGTTGACGGTGTGGCTCCTGACTTTGAATACCGTGACCCGTCGTGTTGGTCACCTGAGAACGTCATTAGAATCTGGAGGAACGTATGAAGATTGTTGTTGGAAAAGTTGTGGCAACTGGAGTACCTGTTAGTAGCGTACCAGCTGGTTCCATAGTAAAGTTTGCTGAGAAATACTATATGGTCGTAAAGCCTGGGATGCTTAAGAGCAGGAGCGGTTCGGAAGTTCTCGCCGTGGGGCTTCATAAAGACTTCGAATTCTTGGCAGTCGAGACAACCCTAGTAACCGTCGTTCAGGCGGAGTTGCGGGTGAGCGAATGATTATCGAGTTTACCAACCCTCTACCCGAACGCGTTGCTGTTGATCTTGTGACGGCTGGTTCCGTTGTGAGACACTCCAACACGTTTTACTTCGTGCCCTACTCTGTTGTGTACGAGACAGGGAATCACAGAGTTTACGCGCTGGCTGTAGCTGGTAAGGGAAGCATTACTAATCCCAGCACGCTAGTGGAAGTCGTAGATGCAGTATTGCAGGTGAACTCATGAAGGCTGAGGAATTGAGGGCGCTGACGTTGCAAGAGCGGCGCGAGTACGTTTGGCCCCACTGGATTGCCGCGTTGCGATCCGGGAGGTATAAGCAAGGGAGGGTTCGGCTACGGGATGAATACGACCGGTACTGTTGTCTTGGTGTACTCTGTGACCTTGGTACTACCCCGTGGACCAAGTCAACTGACCTTATGCAGTTGCACTATGAGTTCAAGGGGTTTACCTGCCTCATTGAGGACGGTGTTGCAGAACTAGCAGGACTAACCGCAACAACTAAAAGTACGTTGATGACCATGAACGACGGTTCTGGTGCTAGCTTCAATGACATTGCTGACTGGCTTCAAGCAGAGTTGGAGGAAGGTAGAAGGCGTACGTGATCGAGACTGATTACACAGCCCAGAAGAAGTGGTGGTGCCTGCGTTCATTGCAAGGGATACGGCTGGACGAGAATGACCAGCCGTGGCTGTTCCCCTCGAAAGGGGAAGCTATGAACGAGGCCATCGGTGGAGAGGTTGCAGAGGAAGTCGTACTTCAACTGCATGGGAAGAAGGCTGAGAAGGATAAGCTGCAGAAGTCTGTGCAGCGAGTTCACTCTACTATCAACGAGATCTGGCTACGGATCGGAAAGATTGAGGCGGTGCTAAATGAGCCCGACTAGGGAGCAAGTGTTTGACGCCTGGATTGCAGCGTTGCGGTCCAGGAAGTACAAGCAAGGTCAGAAGGTGCTTCGACGGCTAGGCCCAGATGGGCCAGAGTTTTGCTGTCTTGGTGTACTGTGTGATTTGGGTAGTGGTAAGTGGGAGGGCAGGTCTGGTAGTCACTACGTGCCGCGCGTCAACGGCGAACTAGACTATGAGCAGGTCCAGTCAGCTTTTCCTACTGGGCTCATCATGAAGATGATGCGTCTCACTAATGCTCAGACTTCTATACTGATGACTATGAACGACGCGGAAGGCAAGTCGTTTGATGAGATTGCTGATTACCTGGAGTCTATCAAATGATTAGGCTGTTTGTTGCGGCATTGACCATGCCGCTCTGGTTTCCGATTATGCTAATTGGGTTTGCCTATGTAGAGGCTACCGAGATGTGGAGAGATTATGTTTCAGGCAACAATTAGTCCGCGTTACTTTGTCAAGACTGTGCGTAACGACTACGCGAACTGGCGTGTAGCGTGGCCACGTGAGGCCGGTCAGAATTCGCTAGACGCTGGCGCCACTACGATTGACATTCATGTGAACAAGCTGGAGGAGGACAAATGTTCCGTTATCTGGAAGGACAATGGATGTGGTATGGACTTGGACACGATGGTTGACGTGTTCATGTCTCTTGGTGCGACTACCAAAGACCTCGACTCTGGTGTGGGCGGCTTCGGTATTGCAGCAGCGTTGCTGGTTATGACCCACCCCAAGTGGGAGCTGAGGTCGCGAGGTGGCACGTTGTCTGGGTCGTACCACCAGTACGAGAAGGATCCCGATACCGTCGAGTCCACGGGTACAGTCTTGATGGTAAAGATGGAGGCTAGCTCGTACTTGATGAGTGAGCTGATTCGAGAGTGGGCAAGATGCTCCAGTACTGAGTGTCTGATTAGGCTGAACGGTACGGAAATTGCTACCTGCGGACCTAGTACGCCGGTTGCAGCTGACCTTGCCGATTGGGCTAAGCTCTCGGTTCTTGACGCGCCGGGTACAGGGCTAATGCTAATCCGGGTAAAGGGTCAGTACATGTACAGCCGACCGGCTCCTGATACGATGACCGGTAAGACTCTGATTCTAGACGTTGACTCGTCGGATAAGTTCACGTCGAATCGAGATCGGTTGCAGTTCCAGTACTCGGAGCCGGTGTGGCAGCTGATTGAGAAGCTGTATCGTGATCCGTCGGCAGTAGTACAGTTGGAGAAACCGGACATTCAGGAGTTTGTCGGAGAGAGGGGAGGGCTGTACTTCCTGCGAGAGGATCCTTACGCACGAACTGAAGTGCTAGCGAGTGAGGATGTGTACGGTGTTGCGCCGCTACCCTGCCATCCAGGCCACACTTACATCGTGTCCAACCTGATTGACCGCCCGGTTCCAGTGGAATTTCTACCTGACACGATGTCGGATAGGGCTAGGCTGCTGCTTCAGCGGTGGGTTGGGGCTATTCAGCTAGTTGCCCCGTTGGCTGGCTTTGAAGGTGAGATTACCGTTGGCTTTGAATTCTCTAAGGATGCACTCGCATCGTATACGAGTACTAGCTACGGTAAGTGTTCGATTCTTGTGAACCCTTTGAACAAGGCGGGGAGGTTTCGCTTTGATCTGCGACGTAGGCTGTCGTTCTACCATCTAGTCATGGCGGTATGTCACGAGGTTACCCACCACTTCCGGCGCTGGCATGACGAAGCGTGGGCAGCTAAGTTCAGTGACATCGTTGCTAAAGTGATGGTTGCTTACCCCGAATTTGAGAAGCTAAGGAAGGCTCGATGAAGATTGTCAAGACTGAGCGGGTCCACCATCCTGAGCGGAAAGGCCAGGGCACGAAACTCATGGTGACTACTGCCTGTGGCCAGATACTACTGGCTACGGACGACGGTTGGTCTGAGGGTAAGCAGTGGTACACTTGGCGCCGACTCCCTACCTTCGACCGTCTGGGTTGGTTTGCTACCCATAGCGCGAACTGTGCGCTTCATAGGTTTCAGAAGGAGGTCCAGCAAGCCTCTGATGAAGCACTCTTGCGCTCTTGGATCCCAGAAGAGAAGCTGCTTGAGATGAAGTTTGCAGAGGAGTCTAAGGCTGCAGCCGGGACGGACGAGCCACTCTGGGCTCCGATCCTGCTGGGTATGCTGGCGGGAGGTGGCATTGTTTCGGTTGTCTGTGGTATACTCTGGAGTGTACTATGCGCGTCGTGAAGGTGGAGAAAATTGCTACTGGCGATACTTTGGTAACGCTAGCTAACGGTCGTAAGTTTGTTAGCGGCGAGTATAGGCGCCAAGGTTTTACGTCTCTCAAGGATTGGTATGTATTACCGTCGTTACGTAAAGTCTCAGGTTTCACAGGTTTGGCGATTGAGGCTGCCCTAGACCGTCGAGATAAGGCTGCTGCTGAAGAAGCGAAGCGTGAGAAGCTGAGGCGGCATATGACAACCGAACAGCTGACAGTTACTACTACGCCTCCGTCTACTATGGACAAGGCTATTGTAGTTTCTTTCATCTTGACGATAGTCAACCTTGGCCTGATCAGGCTACTGGTAGCAATCCTTGACGGTTCCTGAATACTGCCTTATCAAGAAGGAGTATGGCGATGCCCGGGCTAAAAGGTCCGGGCAATTGCTTATCAAGCATATTGATGAGGGACTAAGGATCTTGCGTGCGCTTGGAGCATCGAGAGCAATCCAGGGAGGGTGGTGCTTGCACCCTCTGCTGCAAAGTGACGAAGCTCTGCAGCGTAACTTCGTAGATGTAGGAGTAGACGCCAGCGGACTGTCTATTATCTACGCTATGGAGTATCGTGCGGTCGCTAATTCCTATCTGAATCGTGACCCTGTCGATACTCCGATTCGGCTTGGCGTTATCCCTGGTGTGCGGCTTATGCTCATCGCGGATAAGGTACAGAACTGTAAGGACTACCTCATGTATCAGCAATTCGAGAAGAGGATGCTTGACTACTTCCGTCGCTGGTTTGCAGCGTTGGATCTAACTTGGGCAGACTACGTCAGACTAGCGGCGGTGGCAGATGGATGATCGGTTGCGTAGGGCTCTGCGGTTTGCCTCAGAAGGTGAACTAATACAGGAGCTAAAGGATAGGTACGCAGGTAGTACTGAGTTTCTAGTGTCTAAGGAGATTGGTGGTGGCGTAGTCAAGCTAACAGGTGTTACTACCGAGCATCTGCAGCTAGATATTCAGCACACCACACCGGCTTGGAGCCAACGTTACTATACAATCGAGGCGCCAATGCTGTCTGAGCTATTTAAGGCTTGTGTGTTCCTATGGCCCGTAGTAGAAAGGCTTATGCAGAATGAAATACAAACTGATTAAGCGCACAGCAATCAGAGGCATGATCTTTTCACAAAGGCTGGAGATGTTGGAGCTTCTTTTCAACTTTCAGTCTGGCCTGTATGAGATCAAGATTGATTGCTATACACGCTGGATAGGTAGGTGGGATCTAATGGCTAAGCAGTGGGAGACCTATGCAGGAACAAAGGTTCCTGTTAAAGGGCCATGTGGTCGATAACAAACCAGAGGAGCTAAATAATGCTGAATCCTGAAGTTGTCAAGAGTTTCGTGAAGAGCATGGGCGATCATTTCTTTGTGGTCAAGTTCATTAAGAAGAACGGGCAGCAAAGAGAGATGCTCTGTCGCAAGGGAGTCAAGAAAGGTTTGGCTGATCCAGCTAATCCTCAGCTTCCCAGCTATATCAACTGCCCAGATATTGTGGGTGTCTGGGACATAAAAGCTGGCGGGTATCGTTCGTTCAGCGTAGATAGGGTGGTGTATATATCGGGTAATGGTATGGTTCTTTCAGCTAAATAGTTTAGCTGATAAGTTTTTATAGGCTCTACTACCCTAAAGATTTAGGCAGCAGAGAAAGCAAACTAAAAATGAATACAAACAGAATATACCCTAACACCAGAAGGCACGAGTAAGTGGTGTCAGAAATTGAACACCCTACTGCGGCGCTTCCGCTTGGCCTGGTGATTCTTAAAAAGCCGGTGCGGTTTCTTAAAAAGTCGGTTACACTGGAAGTGCGCACCGACGGTCGCACCCATTTTAACCCTCTTTTTAAGAACAGAAAAGCTGAAACAGCTAGGAGAATCAGCTAAATGAGAGGTTGTCTTATTGAAAGCTGCAAGCGCGGACCTACTTCTCGTGGCCTATGTGGGTCACACTACCCTATTCTCTGGGCCCTAGTAAAGCTGGGGTTCATTGAAGAAGGAGAGCTGATTGACGCTGGCTTTCTGTTACCGAGCAAGTGTCTTCAGCATACCAAGAAGCTTGAACTGAAAAGCACTAAAGGTTCTGTGCTACACGGAACCGTAACCATCGATGGAGGTCCCAATGGGGATTAAGGTACCGAATAACATGCGACGTTTCTGCTTGAAGCGTATCGAAGACGAGTCAGGTGTGTCTGGCTCAGGCTATGTAGCTGAAGGTGTAGAGTTTAGTGACGGATCTTGTGCCCTGAACTGGCTGACCCATACTGCCTGCCACGGTGTTTACAAGAACATCAAACAGCTAGAGGCTGTACACGGGCA